ATTCCAGGTGACAACCCCTCCCCTTAGGGGGTGTCACCTGGAATGATTTGTTTTTCTTATTCATTTCCAAATGTCACGATTCCGGACTGCGTTGTCGGAAGACGAATGGGTGTTGAAACGTTCTTCTTGATCGTTGTCCATACGCCTTCGATTGGACCTTCATCGATGATCCAGTTCATTGCCACAGCTGTTCGCTGAGCTTCTTCAACAGCATCGAGCGCGTCTGATGTGTCACCAAGAACCATAGCTAACAGTTCTGGTGTGTTGTAACCATTGTCTTTGTCCCATTGCCACCAAGCATCGTAGTCATCGTAAGGGTTGTAAGGGTTGTCGTATGTAGTTAGCATAGCATCAACAGTTGTCTCACGATTGTACTCAGCATCAGTGACTTGATCATCTGTATGATCACTCATAGAATCAGGCATAGCATCGTGCATGAGCTCGTTAGAGTCTTCATGCTCTAGTGGTTGTGTAGTGTACGTCATGCATGGCCTCCTTTCTATGATAGATCCTGTACAGTAGACACACTGATACCCAAAGCATCAGCTACTTCAGCATAGGTATGACCGTTCTTAAGCATAGTCTTAGCACGACTAGCAGTAGCTAAGCTAACAGACTTCTCTGTACGTGGTGTAGCTAGCTGCTTAACACGATCACTATCAGCGAATCGTAGTACATCAGTTAGCATCTTACTAGAGACAGCACCAGATTGAATAGCCTTCCACTCATCATCGTCAATAGATATGCGTGTAGACTTACCATCAGCACCAGTCTTAACACGAGCTGCAGCAATAGCCTGTTGTTTAAGCTTCTTAAGCTGGTCTTTACTCATGTCGGGAGTACGTTTCTCAGCAATAGTCTTGTTTGCCATGAGCTGAGCTTGACGTTCTCTAGGAGAGTTGTACAAGGCATCATTAAGCTTCTTCTGTAGAGACTCAACTTGTGTCTTGTACTTGACTTTAGCTTCCTTAGACATGGTCATGTTAGGGGTCTTGCTAATGATAGACTCACCTTTTGTACGCATCTTACCAAGGGCATTGATGTAATTACCATACATGTTTTCAATAGCTGTGCCAGAACCTAGTTTCTTAGCATCATCTACCATATCAACATTTGGTGTAAATGAAATGGTTTTTGTTTTCTTGATCTTAGGAGCTAATCTAGGATTAGCAGCTAGTTCTTCAGCAGTTCTTTCCTTGTACCAGTGCTCGGTCTCACGATAGTCTGTCTTCGATCTAGAAATAAGAGTTGATGCACCACTAGATATCTTTCCAGTGACCACATCGAAATGTTCTTGATATTTCTTTTTAAGTTGATCAATATTATTCTCTCGTTCAGATCGTTTATAATCCAGACTGTGTTTTTCTGCGTCAATAACAACCATTGAATGTTTAACCGCTCTAGCAATTTCTGATTGTGATGCGCCTTTAAGAGTCATGTCGGTAATGAGATTTGATACAACACCCATTTGTTTTTGGGTATCAATCTTTGGTGGATTAGGAGTATAATAACTTTTGGAATCGAAGTTCTTTAATTCTTTTAAAGATCGACTTGTTTTAATTCCGTTGTTATTATTAGGAATAACCATAACAGAGTCACCATCGAAATCGGCACCAGATAATTTAGAAGCTACAGATGAATCAATACCGATTGCATCCTTTGCACCCTTCATGAATTTAGCTGGACCTTTATCAAGTTTATTATTAACAGTTAATTCTGGTAACTCGAAAATACCACCATGAGGATAACGAACAAGTACAACCTTTTCTCCATTCTTAAAGTTAGGAGCATATACTTCATTAGCTTTAATACCAGATAAAGGTAATAATACTTGTCCTTTCATTCTATCAAACCCAACCATTTTAAGATGTTGACGTTTAACAGTTAACCCATCAACAAAATCTTGCATCATTACTTTCTTGACTACAGGATTTGTTAATGCATTAATTTCTTCAAACTCTTTCTTCAGCTTATCATAAGTCTTTTCGATACGACCTTTAACTAAAGCTGGTGGTTGTTTAGATAAGAACTGAGATGATAATGTTTTCGACCAAGTATTCCAATCTCCTTCTTCATTAACTTTATTAATAGCACCCGATTGTTTCTTGATCGTCGCACCAAATGGATTATCAGGATCATCTTTTAAAGGTTTAAGAACTTTTTCTTTAGGCGTTCCCTGTTTCTTATTGGTGTTGAAGATAACATCGACACCTCTAGGGAAATCTTTTGGATCACCATAGACAGCCATACCTTTTAAATAATGGGTTCCATTAACTCCAATACGAACTTGGGCATAACGAGATTTACCAAGATCCAGGTCTTTTACTCCTGGACGTAATTCCATTACACCATCTTTGTCCGTACCACCTTGTTCATCATATCGAATACCAACACGCTTCCAATCGATATGTTCAATAGGTCTTAATCCTAATGAAGATTTACCTTCAGCGTCAGTATGAATATGAGGAGGTGTGATTTCATGCTTGTGTTCCCTAACAACAGCAGGATCTGCTTCTTTAGTTAACACTTTCATTTCAACCCAGTGATCATCATTTGTAGCATTCTTAACATATACAGTATGTTTATGATATCCTTCGGATTCCAATTGTTGTACAGCGCGTTTAAGAGTACTCTCATTTACACCAAGTTGTTGTGCTGATCCCAAACCAACGTCGAGATATGGATTCTTTTCAATAAGACCTTTAATATCAGTCTTAATTTGCTCCATGCGATTTACATTATTACGCACTTTAGCATCCAAATTCATACGAACAGTTGATTCAGGAATACCTGTTCTACGAGATATCTCGATAGATCCTAAACCTTGATCTGCAAGATCTTGAATTCGACTAATATTATACAATCGAATTTCATGCTTAGCAATATTATTCCTTTTACGGAATTCAGTAGTTGTAATACCTAGCTTCATTGCTATTTGTGTATCAGATAATCCTGATCGCCTGTATTTAACAACTCTATCGGACCATGAAGTAGCCCGCTGAAATGAATTTTCACCAGATCCCCAAGCATATCGTCCACTGTGTGGAATATTACCTTGGTGCGGGGTTCCTCTATGCTCGAGCATATCGTTATATGCTTCTTCCAAGTTCATGAATATGATCCTTTCTATTTAGGTTTACTTTCAAGAATTCCCGAGAACTCTTTAATTGTATGATATACGTCATACACGTCTTCTGCTTCTGGAATATATGTCTTAATGTCATTGCCTTGATAAATACGGAGTTCGAAATCCGTCTTCTCAGGTTTGACACCATACTCCAAGCAGAAATAAGCAGCGTAAACTAATAGCTGCTCCATTTTAGGTTTGGTAACACCCGTCTTTAAATCATGAATTCTAAGAAATCCACGAGGATTATCTTTCTTAGGAGGTTCATAACGAATCGCATCAGCGGTACCAAATGCATATGGACTGTAAAATAATAGTACTTCACTATCCATACGATATCCAATTGCGTCATTAACAAAATTAGCAACAGCAGGGTGAGTATTACCAGGCAGTAATTTGATTTTATGCCTAATCGCTTCACTTGCAAATTCATGCAATTCAGTTCCACGTTGCTTAGCTTGTTCGTTTTCAAATCTAGTAATTATCTTGTCTGGTGTATAATTTAACCAATGACATTGACTAGCGCTGAGAAATGAGTGACGACCCTCGTACTCTGGATGTCTGTTCCATTTCATTGAGTACTTCCTCCTTGTTCTCTGGATAAATGGTTCGGGCCCAACCGCCATTTGTATTATAATGATTTAAATAATACTCTTGGTTTGGTCGATATGGTGCCTTAGCCGATTTCTTTACTTCCAAATGATAGGAATATGGACCAACGTCAACAGATAAGTCAGGAATACCTTGAATATAGTTAGGATCATTCTTCTTAACAATAGCTTCAGGGATTCGCGTCTTAATATCTTTAATCAATTGTTTTTGGAAATCTCGTTCCAATTTGGACATGTGCTCTCCACCCAATTCCTTTCATTAAATTTCTTTTTGCTTCGAATGGAGCGTTCGATCGCATCATCAATAGAAGCCGGGGACTTCAAGTAAACGTAATATAAATTTTCAAAGGAGGTATTCACTCGATTAATTCGTCCTTCCGATTGCTCCATTATTCGGTAAGAATAGTTAAGCGAGTAGAATAAAATCGTATCAGTAGTAATGCAATTCCATCCCTCGGCTCCGGCTGTGTATTGCACAAGATATACCCAGGTTTCAGCGTCTGGGATTGCCTCATGCTTCTGGCCGTTCCATTGATAATATGCCCTATCTAATTCTTGACAAATCTCTTTGAGAATATCAAGCTCGTAGGTATAGTTATAAAAGACAATGACTTTATCTCGAGTCATAATCTCTTGCTTTGCATGAATTCTACGACGCTCACTCGTATTTATAATACGACGAAGCACTTGTGTAAATTCAGAGGCATTCATTATAGGTTCCTCAGTATATGGATTAAAGCGATTCTTAACAACAGATTTATATAAATCCTTGTCGAAGTCAGCATTAATATACTTCCTGTGTAATTTGGTAGTTCTAAAATCTTGCATAGGTACTGCCAAATACTTACGGAACCTTTCCAATTTATCGGTCTTATGGTATCTTCGAATTTGAGGAAACTTAGAATATGGATTGTATTCCACATGCTGATCCACAAAATCAGTTTTGTTTCGATAGAAATTATTGGCTATGAAAATACACATCCAATCCATCCAAACATCTCCCGGGGTTGCTGTTAGCATAATCCAATTGTTCTTGCGAGCAATATGTATGAACGCCATTCCCCATTTACCATAACCGATTGCGCGTTGTTCGTCAAATATAAAGAATGCGTCTTTCACATCAGTATACTTTTCGATATTGTTCCAGGAATCAACAACACCATCAATTCCTAAGGCTTCAAAATCTCTATGCCATTCTCGATCGTTTCGTTTCTTAGCGACCGTAATAATATAGAGAGGCTTATCAATATGGTTCTCCATATAATAAAATAGGCCGGTCAAGGATTTACCAGAACCGACCTTTCCGCACAATACAGAACCGTTATGTAACCTATCAACCGCCTTTCGCTGATAGGGATATAACTCAATCATTAATAACCATACTTACGTTCAAGCGGATTTGGAGCTACGTGAATATACGCGTTCTTCAAATCAAGACGAGCGTAAGTCCCTTCATCACTAGGTTCGCGACGACGGATAGTCATATCAACACATTGCATTTCCATTTCGTCAATCAATTGGAATTGATCTTCGGTCAAGAACTGACGATTTTGTGCACACACTGGATCGTCAACATCACATACTTCACCGTCATTATCATAAATGAGAGCGATCGATGGGATTGCGAATTTGGTATACACTTTTACTTTGAAATAGTAAAATGGTTGATACATATCTGGGTTCTCGGCCATCTTTTTAGCCATTTCGTCATCTCGTGGTTTAGGCTCCCACAATTTAACGTTCACACCATACTGTTCAGCAAGGATTTGTGCATCTTCTTCAGATACGACAACGTTGAAATAACGATCTCCAGCACGATTATATCGTTCTTCACGTCCTGCGAAGTTTGGTTTAAAGGCGAACTCAACATCTTCGAGGATAAGTTGATGGTTAGAAGCTTGTAATAATTTTGTCATGATAATGTCCCTTTCTATTTTGACGTGATTGACAAATTGCAACAAAAAAATAAAAGGAGCGCGAAAATCGTTGAATTTTCTTGTTCCTTTCTATTATGTGCCATGTAATTTCTGCGAAGTTTTTCAAACCCCGAGCGACTGCCCAAAAAGTTAGGCAGCCAATTCTTGAGGTTGATCTTCATTTAGTCCTAGTGGTTCGATATAATCTTTAGGCATTTCGTCAACAATAGCGTTGATGTCTCCAACCTTCATAATTTTCTTCAAACCAGCAATAGCAATTTTATCATAGTAGTCGAAATCAATATCTTCATAATCGAATTCCGACGTTTGTTTGAATTTGAATCCTTTTGTTCCAGTGACAGATTTGAAATTCTCATTATCTTCTGTCCATAGACACTCTGCTCCAGTCTTAGAAGCATAAATAGATCCAACCTTGCCAACAAATTCGTCTCCAAGATAGATATGACCTTTCGATTGCTTAGTAATAAAGAAATCTTGATCGGTCAATTCTTCTTTTGTCCAAACCCGTTTAAGTAAATATGGGTTAGCGAACTCAGCTCCTGTCGGAGACCAACTATCATCTTCCAATTGAGCAATGTAAACAGCATTATTAATTAACGCCATACGTTTATATGTATGCTCATGTTCGAATTTATAGTTGTACTCTGGACGCTTACCAAAATCTTCGATCAACTTAACAACTTTATCATCACCATGTGGAACCTTAACAGAGTCAGTCTTAATATGACAGACTTGGTAACCTTGTTCTTCCAAATAGAATTTAAGGTCAACCATAAATAAAGCTCCTCGCTTAGCGACAATATTGTCAATGTTGTCTTTGTGTTTGAATTTATTATCGAACGATGCTGATGTCATTCCATAAACAGAGTTAATAGCAATCTTCAAAGCAGATACCAATGGTTTACGGTATTCAGGGCTTTCCACAAACGGAGCCAGTTTACCATCAAACATTGTTTTGACTTCATCGATCTTATTATGTTTAAGTAATACACGAACTTTAAGCAGGTCAGCATATCGTTGAGTATATGGTCCGAAGTAATCCATATTGATTAAACTATTCGGGTGCATTGACTCAACATCTTCAAGAACAATGTCTCTGTACACACCAGGCTCAGCATATACAAATCCACCTTCACCAGTTTCAATCCCACGATATGTCGATCTACCGAATTTGTATTCGTATCCTGGGAATGTCTTGCTTAAGTCTACATAATTGAATTTGTCTTGTGGGCGAGGATCTTGTCCAAAGATAAATAATGCAGTAAGCTGATTGTTTGTTGCGTTCATTGATCCCTCGGAAATAGTTGCCAAGATCTCACGAGCAACATAATCTGCATATGTAGCATCAAATACTTTCTCAGTAGCCATAACGTCATTGACACAGTATTCGACAACAGTATCGACTAAATCGTCAGGTACAGGTTGATCCCAAGGGATTTCCATTTCGACGTGGTTAATTCCCAAATCAACTTCCCAACGTTTCAACGATTGTTTCTTTTGAGCATACTCATAAATATCAGCATAACTCAATTCGTAAGCTGCCGCGTACATTCCAGTCTTTGCATTCTTCTCGTTGATAATTCTTTGGGACTGTCGGAATAATTCCATGTTTGTCCCTCCGAGTAAACGAGCGTAGAGAATATGGTTATCGTATCGACGGTTGTTGAAACCGACTAATGGAAATGAACACAAATATTCAATTTGGTCTGCTGATGGATTTATCCAACGAACGAATTCGTCTTCACCATACTTCTTCCATACGACGACAAACAGATTTGGATAAACCTCAATATCGAAGAATACAATTTCTTCTTTGGCAACGATCTTGGTTCCTGTTGTTAACTCTGTCTCGGTTTTACCATCGTCATCTCGCATAGAAGACCAAGGGATCTTCATAAATACTTCCAAGCAATAATCTTTATTGTTTGATGATTGCAACGCTCGAAGAAATACCGAGTGCTTAAGATCCGACAAATCGTATTTCAATCCCATGTCATGCGCTTTATGAATTTCATGGGATATCCAATCAATTGTTGGTTTGGTGTTTGCATGACTCGGTTTCTCTCCTGGAATAAGTCCTAGTTGTTTCTTAACAAATTTACGGAGAGTCTTCTCGGTATAGGTAATATCTTTTACGTTTTCATACATCGTTGTCTCCTTCTTCTCTTTCATCGGCAGTCCCGACGAAATATGAGATACTTCAAGATTGTTCGATGCATTATCAATCCGTCGTAAAGACGCCTTCCCTTTATAAACTTTAATTTCGACATGGTCTTCAACAACATTGTCTAATAAATTAACATCACCGTCATATAAATAATGCAAGTGAATGCCCTTGCCGGATTTAGATACTTCAGCATATGTCGGGGGATACTTCGACGCTGCCTCTTTATTTAATTCCAGACTTTTCTCTCCGTTCTCGTCCTTGATATCAAAGTCGAGAATAATATGTTGCAGTGGGACTTTAACCCAGTGTAATTTACGTGTATTGATTTCTCTCAGCGTCGTATCAACCTCATCCCATTTCTGAGATGGGTTTCCATTCTCTAATGCTTCTTGTGCAGGATAATCAGCTGCCAATTTATTAAAGACCTCGTTGTGATAACAGAAATCCAACCAGTCTTTAACTTCATCCTTAGGAATATCGATGCCGACAACACCTTCAGGAAATGCTACAGACCATCTGAAACCTTTAAAATAATTACGAACACGAACATCATCAATTTTGGCTTCACTAAGCATTGTATCAAAATAACGAAGTGCTTCACGTTTGATGGTTGCTTTATAACCTTCCGTTCTCCATCCCATATCTTCAAGATAGTTCTTGTACAACTCAGAAAGTTGCTTAAGACTAATACCGTCTTTCATTTGCATAGCTTCACTTCGAATGAAATCAAAGATATGGTCGGTCTGCTCTGCCATGTCAACGTCGAAGTAATCATCATAATAGTCTTGACCCAATTCTTCAAATCTCTTAATTGCAAGATGAGCGATATATGGGAGCTCGTATTTGATTTGATTCATCAACGTATCGTATTCTCTATGTGGGACTTTATTCCCACTAGGATTTACAACGACAGCTCGACGAGTAATACCAGAATCTACGTTTCGAACTTTATATCGTTGGTTTGACGCAGTGATAAGCAAACCACTGAAAGTAACATCGTAAGGTTCCTTATACTTTTTGTTAACTGATATGGTTTCATGACTTGTCAGTTTCAATAACGGGGTGTCATTAAAGATATGACTGATGTCAGTATCCTCATCGATTAACAACGGAACTTCTTGAATTTGTCCAGTAGCAAATTGATCACCACTCGTTAACAATTTTAAATCAATAGTTCCACAGTATTCCCCAAACAACCATCGAAATATCTTGAGGACGGTTCCTTTACCGCTACCTTTTGATCCATACAAATACATGAACTTTTCAATCTTGTACATTTTGTTAGTGAATAAGGCACCCATGAACCAAAGAATTTTGTCAAGTTCTGCTGGAGCATATAACGTACCTATCAATTTCATGAAAGCGTCAGGAGTTCCTTCGGTTGGTGTATATGACAACTGAGTGGTTGCATAATCCCTTCGCTTCATTTCATGATCTGAGAATAAGATCTTCTGGTTGAATGAAGTTTCATCCTGTTCGGTGGCTTTACAATAGTCAAGAAATAATCGGAACTTGCCACCAGAAGCTTTCCGAATTTCTTTAACTTCAATGCGAACCCCTGGTCCCTCCTCTTGAAGCTCTCTCGCTTTATTCCACAACTGACTATCAATATCGTGAAATAAATTACGTTGTAACGTGTCCCATCTATGGCCATTCCAATAAGCATAGAACTTACCACCCTTTACAACCAAATCCTTGGCATCGCCAAAAATGAAGTCTGGTGATACCTCGTAATCGCATTGTCTATTATTAGAATGGAATTTTTTGATGGAAACATCTAAAAAATCCATTTAGTTCCTCCTCACCAACACCCACACGTTTTTTGCCCACATTTCGCCATTGTTTTATATATAAGTTAAAATTTTAACTGCTTTCTACAACAATATATACTTTTAGGCAATTTTCGCGAGTTTGTGTGGTGTTTTTTACAATTTTTCCTGTTTTTGACCCATATAAGCCCGTTTTAGGCCAAAAATCCTATAATTTGACAATTTTCTGCACCAAAATCCCGCAAAAAATTTTGTGGGAATTTGTGGTGTTTTTACCGATTTCCTAGGAAATCTTACCAAAGAATCCTAAATTCAAGCCCATATTCGCTTGTTTTCTCGTCCAAATCATGCCAAAAGTCCCTCTCAAATACCAAATCATACTCGAATCCAAGGACTTCTGCACGGAAATAATCCCCTTTTTCATACGTATCTTTCAGCTTTTCAGGCCCTTTATACATGAATTTGAACCCTTGGATCTGCCCAATATCATCTTTGACATATGCAATACCAACCCAATTATGGTCTTTAAAGACTCGGAAATCAATGTTCTTACTCATTTCGCCCACCTCGAATTTTAGTCGAGTTAATGACCACATTAAATTCGCGATCAACAACTCCAGTAATAGTGATTGTATCACCTTCGTCCATATATGTAATCAACTCATCAATAAGTTCATTCACGCGCTCAATACCCATTGCGTCATGAGTACCCAATCCATTGTATTCTCTGTTCATCATCGTTTCTCCTATAGTACATTTCCCAATCTCAGGCAAATCATGAGATATTATTCTATCAAAAAGGTTTGTTATCGTTTTCAGCATATTACGTTCTACTACCCTCATCTCGTTCCTCCAATTCTTTCCGTCCAGGAAATTGAAAATTTGGTATTCTAAACAATTCCCTGGTTCTAGCATTAAATACCCAAGTACGATCATGGTTTGTCCACCAATCGTTTTCTTCACACTCATTTAAAGATTTAAGCTTCCCGATCATCTTCCTTATCCTCAGTCTTTTCGAAATATGTAGTGAAAGATCCATCGCCAGTAGCCACAATACGAACAACCTCGCCTTTCTCAATACGAGATAACATCATATCAAGCATGACGCGATCGTTTTTCTTTTTGGCTTCTTCTTTTTGCATCTCACGAACGTAATATGAGATTGCGTCGATACCATCTGGGAATTCAAAAGTTCCTACGTGTCCGTAACGAACCTTTACAGGAGGATTCTTAGGTAAGGTATCTGGGCGATGAACATAAGCCATAACCTCGTCCCATTTATCACGAGGAATATTAAGGTCAAGTTCTAATTTCTCAGGTCCATTTAAATGGATACCTGAAAACTGAGGTTGGTATTTGACTTTCTTATCTTCATCAAGAGCTTCCTTAATATCTTGTTGAACTGAAGCAGATTTCCCATTACCACGAACTGGCATAAATTTAATTGCACCAGTCTTAGTATCTACCGATGAGGTTCCACCATGGCTAAAAATATCAGTTTTCACAACAGAAGTATCCGCATTCTTAATAATACTCTCAATGTTTACATCGAGTTCTTTCATGCGCAATTCCTTCCAATCAGCCGCCTTTTTACCCTTCAACCAGCACGCAGCCATAGCAGCGTAGTTAGACAGGTCTTCTAAGGTGTCTACGAGGCTCTCAGAGGCGATCTGAGCGTCTTTAGAAGGATCATTGAGTGAAACTAAGCGCTCGAATTTGTCGTTCATACGGACGATGCCAGCTACCAATCCGAACGTGTCCAAACTCTTCTCAAATGAGTTACCATAGTCGTGATTTTTCTTACAAAATACGTTCCATTGGTGATCATATTGGTCTTTCATTGTGTTTGGTGTTAATTTGTCTGTCATTTTATTCATCTCTATTCTCCCCAAAATCTTTTGATTATTATGTCTTTGACCCATTCCTGATGTTGTGGTGATAACTGTTGGTAGGAATCTATCTTGTAGATATCCATTGGTTTACTCCTATTTATTCAAGTTCAAAACATCGTCGACGAACGCATGATTGAATACGCCTAGCTCCAACATATCGTTTAAATATGCTGCTCCACGGTCGATAGTTTCCTTATCAACATGTGCGCCTTTACGACTGATTGTATCTAGACGTTTGAACGAGAAAATATCAGCGTTTGGTTCCATCAGTTGTTTACAGAAAATGAGCGGGAATTCAATAGTCTCATCATCTGAGATTGTGAGTTGTGACAACACATCGATATCCCAACCAAAGAAATGATCAATTGGCAACACTTTCTTACCAGCCATTTGGCGCAGCATAGCAACTGTGATTTTACCACCGTATTTAAGGTAGTCCATCATGGTGTTGAGGTTCAATTCAAGTTGGTCATATACATTAGATCCATAAGAACCTGGGTTGATTGTGTTGATGAATTCTGCTTGTTTAGTGAAATGTTTTGTTTTCAATACTGGTACGCGTGTAATATCAAGTTTAATTGTAGTCATTATGTTCTCCTTTAACAATGTCAATGCATGTGTTTAAAATGTCGTGCTCCATAAGTAATAAATCCTTAGGAGTATAGTGTAGACTGCTTTTTGTCTTGGAATATAGTCCGTAGTGACTGTTGTAGTCAATATCAGATATATCTGGCCAATTAAAGCGTCCGTCAATGCGTGAGTTAAATAACTCGTCTGTGATTTCTGAATGTGGTGGAATCTTGTATCCACTAATATATGGAATCTTGTATCCGTGCTGCGGTACATAACAATTTGTATCACTGTCATGTTGTAGACGGATAGAGATGAAATAGCCTTTACCAAGCCCTTCAGCGATATAGTTATCGAATTTAGTCTTCGAGTTGCGAATATCTATCAAGAATTGTTTCATCGCAGCAGCCTCAGAGAATATAAACATTCTCAAGTCACGGTTACGCTCAGATAACAATAGATAAGGAAATGGAATACGCCAAAGCTTGTTTGTGAAGTATCCGATCATCACATTACAATATCCAGGAACGTAAATGTTTACACCTGGAGAATTCCGAATTCGATGTAAAATCCCACCCCGGGCAATTTTTGATAAATCGATTTCTGGATCAAGTGGTTTAAAATAAACACACTCTGTCAGAGCCTGCATAAGAAAAGACCCACGGTATTTGCGGGCCGCTTCTGTATAATCAGGTTCACCAAATGGCTTGAGGATTCCAATGTTGTTGATACTCATGGTGTCCTCCTATTTGAACATCTTCTCTGGAATATATAATCCCAGTCCTTCAGTCACTGTATTTTGATCACCGAAAGTAAATACGGCTGGTGCATTAGTTTGTTCTTGACGATACATAGAATAGATATCACAATTAGAATTGATCCAATGGATAACTTTACTTTCATCAAGCATCATCAATTTAACCAGCTCTTCAAATAAATGATCGCGGTCACGGATCACACAAATAAGAGGATCCTTGTGTTCTGGAGTCTTAACGCAGAAGAATTTGTGCATACTCATCATATCAAGCTTGTCTTGCAGTACTCCAGTAGCATTGTGTAGAATAACCATACCGTTAAAGTCGTATCTTTCTTCAGCGCCCATCAAATAATGCAGCACTCCATAACATTCCGAGTAATATAACTTCATACCCGGATCAATATGGTTGTCTGATGGAATATTATCCCACCAATGCCCACCTTTCTTAGGCTTAACCCATTGGTTTAGAATAAGTTTGTTCTTCCAAACCCAGTTAACGGCCCATTTGCTTACTTTCTTTTTACTTTCCTCTGGTAATTTCTCATGCCACTTCTTACGAAGAATAAAGAGGGCAAAAGAAGTCATAAGATTCTTAAACCCTCGCACGATTCCAGAGACGATTTTATTCATCGTCGTCATCGTCTTCCTCCATGTTGTACACATATAACTCCGGCTCAAGTTTGCCTTCCAAGATATCCCCAATAGCTACACCGCATTCACGATATAGTGATTCGGCTTTGTCGTAGTCTTCTTTGGAGATATGGAAGAGTCCATAAGTACCGTCATCATTTGCACGTTTGCTTCCACGGTCATGCTCAATATATGACACAAGAGTATCGTGGATTACTGGATCAATATCAGACTCAAAGTCAAGACCGAGAGTCTCTACAATCCATCCCGCGAATTCTTGTACAGTACCAATATCACCTGTATCAGTGGATAAGCGGTCAGCGTATTCCAAGATTGCTTCAGCTACAGATGCGAAGTCAATATATGTGTTACCGAATGTGAAGTACTCGATACGACGAGCGATAATATCTTCACGACGTCCCCAATCTCCTACTTTAGTTTTGTTTGGTAGGAATTCCCATGAGAACAATGCGATAAGATCGCGGCGAAGAGATTTGTCTGTAATTCCATATCGATCTAGGACGAGGGCTTTGTAGTAGTCATACGCATCTGACGTATTTTTATCGTAGATGAGGCGATTGTGTTCCATATCTGCTCCTTTCAATGTGGCAATTTGACGAGCCATGTCTTCAACAGACTCAACGATATCGCGGATAGGACGATCTGCCTCACGATAATTGTAGAAACGAGTTTTGTCTACGTCCAATTTCTGAATGTATTCGGTTGTAAGACCATCAAGATCCATTTCTTGAATGATTTCTTCTGTAAGAGGATCGTATTCAGGGCCAAAGTTGATCTCGTATGGGCTCAATGTACGACGAATAAATCCGTCTTCTGTCTTGAACCAATCTAGCCCGTCATCTGGAAGTCCTTCCAATTCACGGAGGTGTTTCTCGTTTTCAATCATACGAGCCTCACGCTCCTTAGCCTCTTCTTCCAGTTGTTTAGCCTCGGCCTGAGCAACGAGTTCATCATAAGATAACCCGTCAGCCTCAAGCTCTTCCTCTTCCTTCCACCATTTATAAATGCGATAGGCGCCGTAACCGACGCCAGCTGCACCTACAACACCTAATAATACTTTGACCAATGGTTTCATTATATAATACCTCCTGTATTAAGCTAATTCTTTACGCCCTGGGATAAGATCACGGAAGTTTGTTGTAGCATATAAGTTACGTGGGCACTTCCAGCGAACATAGATTTGTGGCTCATGAACTTGTTCTTCAGCGTTCCATACTTCCATGATGTCGTATTCAATATAGAATCCATCAGTATCTGTCCAACCAAATGGTAGAGCAGCCTTAGGAACATCAAATCCGAGTTGATCCAACATATCAGAGAATGTCAACAAACCTTTACGAGCAATCTTTTCTTCAAGCACACGGATAGATTCACGGATCCATTGTTCGTTGTATTCTGGACTATCAGACGCGTAGTTCGCAGAATATTTGAACCAGTTACCGTACATCAATCCTTCCTTAGGAACAAATGATTGTGCTTCCTTACCATCTTCTTCGACAATTACTTGATCCATTGGAGTGTCAATTTTCTTGAATGTCTCTTCGTCCAAGACTTCTTTACATTGTAGACGGTAGCGAGCGTGTTCTTCTGTAACTGCAGTAAGTGCAGCAGATACAGCTTTAAGACGGTTTGTTTGGATCGCAAATCCCAATCCAATAGCGGCAGTAGATGCTACAGCAATGGCAACCGGTAGTGCAACGTCTTTAGTTACATCTTTAATAACTTCCAAACGAGTGTATTCTTCACCAGCAGCATCTTTAGCTTCGTATTTAGCTTTGGTTGCTTCGAGTTTCTTACCAGATTTGATACCTTGATATACGGCGATACCATATCCAACAAGACCAGTAGTCACTAATGCGACTGGCGCATACTTCTTACCAAGGATTTTGGCTGTGTTATAAGTTGTTTTAGCTCCTGCTTTGATAGCTTTTACATTAAGTTTTGGTAATTTCATTTTGTTTCTCCTTTTCTCTTAACCACGATTGATTTGAACATTCTCTGAAAATGATTGATGATCTTCACTATTCTCATATAAGAACGTTAGGCCTGAGCTGTTGACACTTGAAAAATGACTTGTGGCAACACACGATTTGTTTTTGTTAATATGATCAATATGATTGAATGTAATACTCCAATCATGCTGATGAATATGTAGATCCACATTTGTTACTTTCTCAAATAACAATGGTCGCTGATCACCTTTAGGATAAATTCTAAGTCGCATAAAGTTCCTCCATAAGCTTATCGACTGCGAAATCGATAGCCTTCTTTCGTTGATGACTGAATGTGAATTCTGGAATATCATAGAAAGGATAAACCTTGAATCCATCAGTAGCTTTAAATATGTATTCGTGTCCATCAGCAGATATGGTATAAACATTACCACACTCTGACTGTGAAATATTGTCTACATCATGGAATGTGTCTATGTATAGACCGTCCATAGTTAATATAACATTAAGTTTTACGTTTACCTTCATAAGCGGCCTCCAATACTAGAGCTGAAATACATAGCTCAAATAAGAAGAATATTCCGCAGATTGCCCATACTAATGGCCAAACTTCAAATGCTTTAAACCAAATGAACGCATAGAATAGAAATATATGAGTTAACATTATTGGTAAACAAAGTAATAATGCTTTGAAGAATTTTGCCATTACTTATCGCCTCTAATCCATAAATATGCTAGAATGAACCAACCAAATGGTGGTGTAGAAAGCAAAAATACAGTCGCCAAACAACTACGCATAGTTACGCCTCTTTCTTCTTTTTGAATTTGCAGCAGATCTGCCATTTAGACCCGTCAGCTAACGGTCTAATATCAACTTTAGATTTGATCCAGAGATAATCGAAGTCTCGTGGATCGTATCGGTCTTCTGGAAAATCCAGAAGTATTTTAAAATCACGTAATGTCATCTCGTCAACGGTATCCATATGACCGACAATACGCTTAAGCTTAGCTATGTCCGAGGTTACTAGACCTTGAGACATTATCCTATTCCAATGATTGCCCATTTACACCTCCACAGGTTGTGGGAATTGGATCTTATATCCTCCACCACGCGCAGCAACAATACGTGCGCCATTCAAACCACCAGTAGATACAGACCATCCATATGAGTGATCCGTAAATGATGCAGCATTATCCGTTAGTTCATAATAATCCCCAACAGTAACCACATCATATTGGTTGAGGTTTGCGAGTAGTACATTAAATACTTCCTGCGCTTCTTGTCGAGTCTCGAACGCAATATCATTCACAATATTACTAGCTCGAGTATTCCGATGTGCGAAGCTCTTGGTGTAGTCTGTTTGCTTACCGCGATATGTATCCATACGGGTTACGTTATTACCACGTCCCCAGAACGATCCTATATTAGCTCGACGGTGAATATAATCATCACCAAAGATTGCACGTTGTACGGCTGTGACTAATACGTCAGCAACCGTGTTTTGAATTGACGGTACAATAACTTCTTGTACCATATGCGTAGCGGCCCCACGAAAACCTTCTTCACCGAATAAAACATTTGAAAACCATTTACCAACACCAGGCTTTTCAATACGCCCTTTGGCCACTGGCTGAATATGTTTCTCTTCGAGTTCGTGATCTCCGACGTTAGCCGTACGTAATTTGACTTTATCGTAGTCTGTCTTTTTACTCATTAATTCTCCTGCTTTCTATAGTTGCGATCCATCGTGCATCATCCATTTCCATGTGTTTCTGTACTCCGGATACTGCATAATATCGCTCGCCCTTGAACATCATCATGTTATGATAAACATTCAACTCCGTCGCAATATCCGCTAATGCGATATCACGAGGGCCATCCAATGGGATGACAAATGTGAAATGATTTGGTAGGTGATTCTTAACCTGAACAACTCCATAATCTTCCAAAATAACTGCCATAAATTATTTACTAGCTTTATCTTTAGCCATGTATCCCCACATGAACAATAGAATGCCCTGAATTGAGCCGGTGAAACATACGGCAAATCGTGGATCGAGTTCGAAAAATACAATAAACATTGTGTAAATCATCGCACTCAACAATGCTCCAATAACTGCCAACATAACGGCTCCAGCTAAAACTCTCATTCGCTAGATTCTCCTTTCTTTTAAAACAAAAAAGAATAAGAGGTGTAAACCCCTTATCCTTTGAAACTTAATTAGTCTTCGTCATCGAATGTTTCGAAGTCTCCTTCAATAACATCGTCTTCATCCTGCTGTTTAGCAGCGTTGTAGATAGAGACTACAAGCGTACCGATAGCAACTCCTGTTAGGAATCGTAGTGCTGGTTTGCGGTATTTAGCGATGAAATCCGCGGTCTTTTCACCGAATGATTTCTTCGTTTCAACAACCTCAATTGTCACTTCAGGTTCCTTTTCTGGAGCTACTACTTCTGTAACTTCGTCTTTTACTTCCTCAACTGCTTCAACAGTTTCCTCGATTTGTTTTGAAACTTCTTTTGACATTTCTTTGTCCTCCTTTTATTTCGTTTCATTATAGTGTGTGTAAAAACTGCGGATTATTTAGTTTCCTTTCGTGAAATAGCAATACCAACAGTAGCTAGGAATACCCCAGTAGTAACCAAAGCAAGTTCTAGGCTAGATCCAGTATTTGGAAGAGAATGCGTCTCAACCTTCGTAGCAGCTTCAATAACCTTAGGCGGGATATTGTTCACAACAGGTTTCTTTTCTTCGTATTTACGAATTGGTACGTATTGATTTGGCGCTGGTGTTTTAGGCTTATCTTCTGGTGTTTTAGGCTTATCTTCAGGTGTAGTAGGTGGTGTGTTAGGTTTTTCTGGTTCTGCCGGGATTGGATATTCTGGTTTTTCCAAAATAGGAGTAGGTGGCATCAAAGGAATATCTTCAATTGGTAAGTAAGGTTTATCCAGTACCGGAGCCTCATTAGGAACTGTACCAATAGGCTCTGTGTATTCGGGTTTCTCGCGTACCTCAGGAATACCTGGAATACCGCCTTGGAATTCAGGTATTTCTACTTTAGGAGACTCCTTAGGAATCTCAAATGTAGGTTCTGGTTTATTTTCACCATCGGCTTTACCCTTACCACTTACGAATTGATAAGGTACATCACGATATTGTGAATTAAAGTTGTCAGCACCAAGAACCACGCTATTCAAATAACGTTCGGCTTGTTTGATAACTTTTGTACGATAACTAATATACAACTGGTCTGAGAGTTTATCGGCAGACCAAGTGAAACCATTAGTATGGAATACAGGAGTGATCTTAGTTACTTCAGATTCTTTTTCTTTCCAAGGGTTATTCGATTCAACGGCTACCATTTTGAACGAATCCTTAACGTATTCTTGGTTTTCGTCCCAAGTATCGGCAACTTTAACATTGACAAGGTCTTTCTTGGCATAGTTAACGCGCATTGCCCATACGATTTCGCCTGGATGTTCAGCGTCCTCGCCTCCCCATTTCATAAGAGTTTCGTCCTTACCGATAACCCCAGCTTTACCAGTAGTAGTTTCAACCTTACGACCATTGAAGTCTAGGGCGATTTGTTGGTTCTCCTTAACCTTTTCGATATTCCATTGAGTTTGAATATCGAGTGAGAACGTTTTGTTTAATGGGTGTGATTCAAAGTAGTCATTAAATACCGTTGTGACTTCATTATTATCTTTGTTCGCGGTGGCTGTACCAACTTCGGTTCCTTCGTTATTGTTAACAGGGAACGTGTAGTTGTTTACCAACTTCAGTTCCTGAGGCAATCCAACAGTAATGCTGTCGCCTTTGTTAATGGTAATTTCGTCTGGGATTTGGATATCATTTACTTTGACATCAACATCAGCGTAAATAGTATCGTTAGATGTTGTTACTTCAACTGACGGATTTTGTACTGTGATGTTAGTATCTTCTTTTGTTACCACAGTATCGGCTTCGTTAGCCAATACGCTTGGTGCTGTCAAAAGGGCAAGTGCGATTGTTCCTGTGAATACGATTGATTTTTTCATTTTAGTTTCTCCTTTAAATTAAATAGTCCGGGTTAACTACTTCCCGAATCCAGCTCAAAGTGTCATGACCTTTATCAACTCGGTCATACACGGTATCTAACACGTCTAAAAAATAACGAACTTTGTGTTCGTCTACCACGGCATCTTTATGATGATTAAACGGTTCGAAATGGATCCTTTCTCCAATGACACTCTCCATCTCATCATAGTAAAATCCCTCAGCTAAAGATATAATTAATTCATCGACAATTCGTCGGACAACAAACCATAATAACAGATCGATGTCCAATATCTTCACGTCTTTAGGGACGGTCAATAATCCTGCAATATATTGTCTATACTCGGAATCTAAATATGTCCGTCGCCAATTTGTAACGAGACGATCGATGTACCAATCGTCGATGAAAAATAACTCTTTGAGAGGGAGTTTGCGAATGCTCGTGACAATATAGTCATCGAATTCAATCTTAGTTAATACCAGATCTGTTCGACAACCGTTTCGTTCACGCATCCTCTAGTACCTCCGAATAATACTTTTCGAATTCCTTTCTCAGCTCTTTTGTATTCTTAAATACCCGACTACCATCTTGGTTATCCTCAATACGATCTAATAGATCTGTAGTAACCTCGTAAATAAGACTGTATTGTTCCTTTTCAGCATCTGCGTAATCAAATACTGATTTGTAATATGACGTCTCGAGCATCGCCAATAGAATATTATCAACAATGCGTCGAGCAACCCGTAAGAAATATAAGTCCATGTCTAGGACGTGCATCTCAGGCGGGATTGTCATGATGAATTGGTAGTAACATTTGTAATCCTCTTGCGCAGGACATACACCATTCTCTCCACGCTCTAACCATGCATTAATCCCGTCATCAATATATGACTTAGGAACGAGTAAGAACTCGTCCAAAGCCATCGCTCTAATAATAGACGTCACTGTATCTTTGAATTCAGCAGACGTCTTCACGATTGGTGTTGCCATTATTTATTCTCCTTGTAGTAGTCTCTGATCGTTTCAAATACTGTTTTGTCATCGGGTACTTCAATCACCCCCGCTTCAAACTCGTGCGCAAAAACATCATCTTCATTATGTTTATATGTAACAATTTCAGTCAATCCCACAATCAAGAAACGGCGTGTTTTGAATTTGTGATTATCCAACATATGATCCGCAACGAAAAATTTACAGTTATTCATCATAAATTCCCAGCGTTGTCGTGTTTTAGCAATAAGTTTTTCGTCATTACTAGTGACAGTAAGCGCTAGATTATCATGCTGTGTAATTTTGTAAGTTGGGTTTGTCATTATAAAATCTCCTTTGAAAAAAATGAAAGGGGCGGTAAACCCCTTTGTAAACTATTTAAAAATCATCTTCTGTACCGGATTCCAAAGCTTGGATGCGATGATTCCAGTATGCTCCACGCCGAGTACAGCAATTCCAGCAGCGCCATTAATCACCGTATTGAAAATGTCAATCGGCTTAACCTTATGTTTTAACTCCTCATTACGGAGTGCAATAAGTCTTGCCAAACGCTTTTCAACAGCGATTTGTTCTTCTTCTGTTTTTGCATCTCGGAGTTTGAGCTTTTCCTTCTCAATCTCTCCTTCCAAGCTATCAAATGCGATAGCGTAAACAACTTTATCAATATCTTTCATATTGTTTTACCTTCCTTTCACTATAACCCTTGTTTTTTCTGCGAGGATGTTATCTTAGAATAAAATGTACGTGCCAGACACTTCTCAAATCCATAAAAATCGTCGATCTTAGAATGGTCTATATCGAATACGACTTTGACTCCGTAGTCATTAATAAAGCATTTTTTAAATACTCTATAGTTTCGTTTAATAAATCCACCATCCAAACCACCTAGGCTTTTGTTTTGAAGCAACCATTCCACATCATATATAGGATCCTTGGTCTCAGTGTCTAAATATAAGATATCACCAGACTTGGTTGTGTATAAATCGACTTGGAAGATAATGTAGTCCCCAGATATCCAAGTTTGAACATAGAATTTGATACCTTTAACAAGTATATATTCTACGGCTTGTCTAGGATCGTCTTCCCATAGTTCCTCAAAAATAGGGAGTTTATCTTTCCTAACACCCATTAGAAATCTACCATCAACATCTTCAGCGATATCGTTAATTAAAATTGACGCAACCTTATCGCCAGTGTCGATAATATATCGCACAATTCCAAACTCATCTAATTCGCTCATATGATCACCCCATTCGCCATATCGTCCAGCAGTTCTCTTAAATCGTTATCGGGATCCGTAATCTGATCTACAACCTTTTGGATTTCAGATACCACAAATTCTTCAGTATTTTCTTTATCACCGTCACCATAGTGGTTGCAGTCGAAGCCAATTACCCACGTGTTGTTTTCACCATTATCGGAATATGTTAGACCTTGGTGTACATCAATGACATCATTAAGATCGTCATAGTGTTCTCCATTAAGAGGATGGTCCGCAGGTAAAATAACATACCCACACAACCACCAAGTACGCATACTGAAATCATCTGATCCAGTAATATCTATGGCTTCACGCACACTTTGAGATTTATAGAATCCCACTCGATTAATAAAACAATCAAAACCTTTATAGTTGAATTGTTTAATAGTATTAACTTCCATTTTATTTCACCTCCACAAAATATCCACGCACGTTCCCTTCAAAATGACGGTGCTTAGGCGGATTGTTAAGTGCAATATGTCCTTCCGGACGAGTCTCATCAACAATCAAATCATTAGAATTTAATCTAAATGATACCTCGTATGTACCATACATTTTACCAGCGCTCAAATAACAATGTGTCTTTTTGTTATGATGGAACATATCCTTGACCATGTTATAAAAGTCTTGACTAAATGGAATACGGAATTCCACATCATATGACGGAACATTGTCCGCATACTCGTAGTCGAAGTTGATAATATTATCACTCAGCAACACCGACATCACTTTCTCATCATTAATACAGATAAGTCTCACAATCCCTTTTGACATAATAAGTCCTCCTATTTATCGTCTTTCAATAGTTCGTCTAATACACATTCAGAAGAATAATCGAGTCTTTCTCCCTCGACATCTGCTAATACACCGTGCATACATTCACTATTGAGCAAGCGTTCGTTGATTTCTTTGTTACGTTTGTTTGTAGCTCGACGGATTACAGCATAAGATAATGCCATAATACCAGCACTTAAGACTGAAATATACGCACTGTTGAGCTGCTCTTGATCAATACCATCGTATTTACCTTTGAGATATGCGGCGTTCGTGAAGTCATCACCAAAGTCAACAGTATCTACTTTAACAAGTTTATCAAAAAGTCCCATAATTATTTACCTCCATAAAACATTTCTTTAAATACATCTGTAGCACGTTCGTCGTTATGAATTTCCCGAAGTACTTCTTGCGTAGCTTCCTCACGCAACTTACCAACGTATTTGCTAACTCCGTAAGCAATACCGCCAGCGATTAATCCAGCCACGGCAATGTTCAATGCACCCTTCTTAGTTTCCTTCTCGAAAGATTCGAGGGTGGCGATATCATCAAACTTATGTTGATACTTATTAACAACATATGCCATATCAGAATTTTCAATAGAAACTTCTAGCCCAAGATTATTTTTAATAATCATCACAATACTCCTTTGTTTTAAATATAGAACTAATTGATAGCTCCTATAGACATATGACCAGATCTAAGGAGATTTTGTGAAGTTGTATCAAACGGCGAAATATGAAAAGATAAAAATGTAATAAAAAACGCTCTGATCATATGCCCGTAGGAACTATCAATTGTTGAGTTTATAGCCGACTTCAGACTACACAATAGGATTTTTTGTATGAAACACAGTGTAAAGAGAGTCTCCTTCTTTAATTATTTTGTACCTAATGTGCAGTATGAAATCGGCTATACCGATTGTTAATTGTTTTCGTAATTATAAATATTACTTAAAACAGTTGTTGATAATTTTGAATAAGATGTTACGAATTCTACCAAATTGTTTTTGGTATGAATATCGAATGCTGTATGTGTTGCTACATTAAGATCGCCAGTAGTCAAAGCACCTTCGCATTCTGCTAAAAATGCCTTAGCTACGCTGCCTATAACAACAAACTTAGCGTAAAAATCACCCTTAAGAGGATATGCGTATACCTTTATCGAGTCAGTATCCTTCACGAAAATAGGATTCTGCCTATTGATTTGAGTTGGTCGGGTGTGAAATTTGATTTCCATTAAGATCCTCCTTAATCTTAATTAATTCGTTTTCAAGAGTATCGATTTCCTCTTGTTGTTTAGCAATAGTCCTTTCTATCCGCTGCATGCGAGTTTCCTCGATTTGGTGTTCCCTAAAAACTTGAGGAATCATATATGATATGACTAGCCCCACGCCTATAATTATGGAAACCACTGACCATGTGTATCCTCGCTCACTTCTGTGTGGATCCATGTTTGGCTCTTTCTAACTCGAGTTGTTGTTTGTAATATGTAGCTGCCTTGTCTCGAGTTTCCCAGCGAGCTTTATACATTTGTATTTGCTGATCTTTTGATAGGATCTTTTGTTGGTAGTTATAGTTGAAAGATATAAGAATAACAATAAAGCAGAACCAAGTTAGTACTTGAAACAGAAACTTGATTTTCTTCTCCTCTCGCTCCATATCCTTTACAATAGTTTCAATTGAAAATTCGTCCATAGTTACCTCCTTTGACAGAAAAAAGAAAGATACTAAATGTACCTTTCGCTATTATAGGTGATGAATTAACCATAGCATACTCTTATAGAATACACCATAGAATATAAATTCTATCAACCACCAAATTGCTTTTAACATTTTTAGTATCCCTCGTTTCGTAATTTTCGTAACACTTTATGTACAGTATCAAGCCTTTCTCTGTGCGGACCCTCGTCTGAGATCATATATCCTTGCTTAACTAATCTCTCAATATGAGATTCTTCAAGCACTGCATATAGTGATAAGCAGCGAAATCCAATTTCACGAAATAGTTTGCGTAACATAATAAGTTACCTCCTTAAATTATCTTTTCATTATATAACGTGTAATTTCTGCGGAGGAATACCTTCCCAGCAGTCCTCTAAAGGAGCTCCAGTAGGAACTGCCAATAATTTGTACTTCTTACGAATATCATTGATCTTTCTATAGATCTCACGAATTCGCCATCTTGACCAATCCTCTGGTCTAAACGTCCATCGAATTCCATTCCACCGGTGAACCGCACCACTAATAGTATCATGATATATATTGGTACTATCAAACAACAAATAAATCATGTCCATGTCTGTCAAATTAGTATACTTCACTGATCCCATATTACCCTCCTGGAAATTGCACTTTACGATTGATATTAACCAATACCTCGTTATGATAGTCTAACAGCTTTTGCTGAGACTCTATCTTATACTCTAGTCTCTCAATTTTCTTATCTTGATCGGCTATAATACCAGCCATGATTAAATATAGTATGAAGAATCCAACTATACAAAATCCTATTAATTTGAAATTACGATCTTCTAAATCCATCTCTAACCTCCATTATCAAAAAATAAAGCTAGGTGTAAACCTAACTTTATTCTTGATTTCTATTCGCAAAGCGTAACAAATTAACTGCAATAATAAATGCTGTTCCGACTACAACAGTTCCGTTGATCGCTCCTTGTGCAGCACCCTTAACACAGCCTTTAATCAAGCTGTCTTCAAGTGTAACCTCAAGAATAGTATCCTCGAAATTGTATAGTCCGAATAGACCTTCATTAATATTGAACATAATATGTTCCTCCTTTAAATATCTTTTCATTATACTACTTGTAATTTCTGCGAAATATTATTCGTTTAATTACAGTCCATATACTGATTTTTTCATCTCCTTTAGGAACGTTCGTTCGCAACATCATATGTTTAAGATATTCTTTTTGATCCATAATATACCTCCTAGTATACTTTTGCAAAATCATACAAGTCACTATCTGACATATACTCACCTTTATTGTTAACACTCAACCTAGGAGTTTGTGTTTCCCCAGAGTCGATAATATCGCCAAGAGTATCTGTGTATGCCCTAACCACCATCAGTAAGTTTGGCGCATCTTTCTTGGATATAAATGCTGTCTGAGCGGTCAGATTAGGATTTGGGTTGGGTGTGTGAATATACAATCCATCAAAATATGACTTGTCGGGATCCACAAACCCTCTAACCACAACGAGCTCGTCATTAACCGTCATGTTAATATACAACTCGATCCTATCTAACTTTGGATTATAGTCGCCCATAATATACTTGTATTTAATTGAATATACTTTGGGGATATGCTTAATAGAACCTCTCGGCTTTCCTTTAGCCTTCTTTCTGACTTTACTTACCGCCATCATTACCTCCTTTTTGAAAAAAAAGAAGAGGTGGAGTTGAACCACCGACCCCGCATTTCTGCGTGCTCTCCCGCTGAGCTATCTTCTTTCATTATAGTGCGTGTAATTTCTGCGAAAAAAAAAGAAAGGGACTTGTGTCCCCGCCGATTATAATGATTTATAGAAATTAACCAGTTCTTCAGAATCTTTCTCAACTTCCATACATCGTTGAGTGATTCGATCACAAAGTTCTTTAACTTCTGTTTCATCAATATCAGTGACGGGCGCAAATCCCATTTCTATATTTGTAGAAATATTTTCCATTGTGCTCCATGTATCATATACTTTGTAACTACGTGTAAACACTTCTTCGTAAGTAACGCAATCCAATAAAGTTTTGAGTTCGTTTTTTAATCGTTTATAAAGATTTAGATAATAATCTTTAACATATAGATTAACAGCACTATGCGCTAATCCAATATCAATTAATTTACCTAACATCTTTTCTAACTCATAATCTTCGTACATCAAAGCTAATTTGATCATGTTTTCTTGATTTAGTGTAAGTTGTTGTTTTTCAGTCATGATAATGACCCTCCTTAAAATTATCTTTTCATTATCACCCCTGTAATTTCTGCGAAAAAGAAGGGAGCCATGTAGGCTCCGCAGTGTTAAGAACGACGTTTAGATTCCATATATTCCCGAGGGCTCATATTATAGTTTCTGTCGTGATTAGAAATGTCTTTTTGTAACTTATTGTATTTATTCAAATACTTGTTAATTTTCTTATCGGTCTTGCCGCCATTCTTTTGATATCTCTCTTGAGCCACTCGTCGTAACTCTTCGGCTTTATTATACTTCTTAGCGCCTTTAATCTTTTCTTTAAGACGCCATTTAGTATAACCACCGTTACTTGTACCGTCGCCTTTATGCTCTCTAGCCAAATCTTTAACGATACCTTTAGCTTGTTTTTTCAACTTTTTATAAGATGCATGGTTGGCTCGTAAGTCTTCGTGTCGACTACGAACACCCCACTTCATTCCTTTTATCCCAAAGTGCTCAATAACATCATCAGAATTGTCGGTATGAATTAGTTTATCTCCGTTAATAAGTTTCATAATTTCCCAGCCATATCCTCAGCGTCGTCTAGATAATTGTCGTCAATCCACTGAGCAGATTGAGGTGAACCGATACGAGAATATCCGTCCACTTTCTCATAGACACGCACACGAGAACCTTTCTTGAATAGTTCTTTTTCTTCAGCACCAGCGAATGGTTGAGCTTCAACCCAGTAGTCCTCTGTGATAGTCGCTTCGTAATATGGTTGTTCACTTGATGGTAAGTGTGTACCAACGTTTAACTCATGCTCGAATGTATTCTCAGCGATCTCAATTTGAGGAGGGTTAGGGACACGAGATCCACCGTTGTAACGATAGAAGTAGAAATATGGTTGACCGTTATAGCCCCAGATCTCATCGTGGTTGTTGCGAGTGATACCATTATATCCATAGTTACAGTGGATAATGGTTCCTTCTGAGTCTAGGAAAATACCTGTGTGACCAAATGCCCCAGCAGAATATCCTTTTTGACCCCAAATGAAAATATCACCAGCTTGTACGTCAGCTTCAGTATTCTCTGCCAACAGTACCCAGCCATTTTGCAACAACCAATCATGCATTGTCTCGGTCGAACAAGGCCAAGGCAATGTACTCATACCACCGGCTACACCAGCGTAGTACATTGATGATGAACAGTCGAATGAGTCTGGCCCAGTACGACGTTCCATAGAATATGTTACTTTTCCTTCACGAGCTAGCATCCAAGCTAGCATTGCTGATGGGTTTACTACCATTTAAGTACCTCCATTAAATTTGTGGTTTAGTTTTCAATGATGACATCTTGTTCACTTTGTTTGCTCGAGCTTTCCATTCTGCGGCACGATTCATTCTAGAGTTTACTTTGGCATCAATCAATTTACCGTAAGCGTTCTTTTGGAATTTCTTAAGAATTTCAGGTGTTACTTTGTTTTTACCATAAATCTTTTCAAGAATCTTATAGTCGGCAGGACCGTTAAGAGCTTGAGTATCTTTGTATGATTTGATCATGGTTTGATCTCTCCAGTCATCTTTTAGTTCCTGATCGGTAGCGACATCTAGTGGCTGCATTTCTCGTCCTTCGATATCTGCACGATTCTTACGCCATTTCATACCCTTTTTACCGTAGTGTTGGATTACACTTTGTGAATTGTCAATTGCTGTGTATGTCATATTTAGTTTCCTCCTGCTTCAGTTGTTTCTTTCTTAAAGTCGTTCGGGTTAAGGTGAACTACGTCTTGCCACTTTAAAATTTCTACGATCCCGTTCTTGTGGTAATCCGAGAACAGTTTATAGATATCAGTGGTATCTTTAGGAATTGTGAGTGGTTTATTCACAGTAACCATAGCAAAGTCACCTTCCCAACCCTCAGCTTCGTAATTAGGAATACGAAGTTTGATTTGAGATCCTGGGAAATATGATTCGCCAGGCTCACCCTCTTTAAGGTATTGGATAAGCGTTGCAAATTGGTTGTCGTAAATAAATGGAGAACGCAAGTTAACATCTAGCAAAGTAGACATCAAAGTGTGCTCATTACGGTATTGAAGATCTTGAATAAGATATTTACCAATCTCTTCGTCAGTTTGTTGCTTCATATCTTCTGTTAAGACATAAGGATATTCGTAGCGGAAATATGGATTGTTATCCACAACCGCTACCTTAGTACCTTCTTCATCTTCGAAGCGTTCTAGTTTAAACATAAATTAACCTCGTTATCTAGTAATTTGGTCTGGCCACGGATCGTCCGTGGTATAGGTCATAGTTGTAAATCGAATATCTCCAATATCACGATCTGTTGGTACGTCGTTCAGGAATTGCAAGCGCACTTGTCTAGAATCGGTCACACCGCCAACGTAGAATGTACCGTAAGGAACACCTTTATCGTTTGTCATGTTTCCTAGTTTAGATCCTGTAGGGATAAAACCTTCTTTAAGACCTCCTTGAGGAATGATAGTTACAAATTTGTTACGGTCTGATGGGTGATCCGCATATCCAGCAGCTCCTCTTCGTTTTATACCGAACCAACCCCATGATAATCCGCCCCAAGTGAGTTCAACAGTGGAGTTGATACGACGAAATGTCAATACAGCACTGTTTAGAGGAGAACCTGTCATCGGTAATTTAACATTTCCAGTATCACCATATAAGACACGCCAACAATTTCGTGCTTGATTACGATCCGCATTCTCAGCATACATCTGAGTCTTGATCCATTTCAATGCACCGTTCTTACGAAGTCGGTCGACATATACAGATCCGATTGGGATATTCTTAAGAGTTGTGATATTATCACCATCATATGGGTAATTATCACCAAATACATTATCTACATCATTACCCGCAACAATTGTAGTACCACTACCGGATCCACCATTAACAGCTTTGATAGCCTCAGTCATCCGTGACGTAGTCACAAATGGATCTCCACCATTACGAAGTTTATCATCAACCACCGCGTCAATACCAAGCGCCAAGTGTTGGTTCTTGATATTTGTTGTCATTTGGGTTACGAGATTTTCGTAAGTTGGGAAAATAGCATACAAGTCATTTAGCTTCTTGTATTCTGATGGGATTTCTACCGTAGGGGCAGACTTGTTTTCGAGAGTTGTCACACGACCATCAACATCACTAACTTGAGATTGCAAACCAGTCAAGTCACTTTTTACTTGGTTTAGTTCTGGCTTAGTAGCAAAGTTAGTTGTGTCAATAGTAGCGGCTTCTCCCGGAGGTCCCGCAGGACCGGCTGGTCCAACTGGGCCTGGTTGTCCATCTTCACCTTTAGGTCCACGCTCACCAGTTTCTCCTTTATCACCCTTAGGACCAGGAGGTCCAGGAGGGCCTTGGATACCTTGTTCACCTTGTGGGCCTGGTTGACCATCTTCACCTTTAGGTCCACGCTCACCAGTTTCTCCTTTATCACCCTTAGGACCAGGAGGTCCAGGAGGGCCTTGGATACCTTGTTCACCTTGTGGGCCTGGTTGACCATCTTCTCCCTTTGGTCCAGGAGTACCGGCGCCACCAGTACCACTCTCTTTCAATGTCTTGATACTTTCGGCTTGTTTCGCCAAAACATCAGCTTGCTGAATTAGTGACTCACGAAGAGTATTGACTTCGGAAGTGGTTGGAATATTACCAGGAACTCTAATAAGTTCTATATCACCATTATATAAAACTGACGCATTGTCGGTAAACGTTGCATATAATGATTGATTTTTGATATAAGGGTTCATCTTCCCAGCAGTGACAATGTCATTCCAAATGGTTGTGACATATGTGTCGTCCTTCTTGAGAATTGTGGTAATATCCTGAGATGTCAAAGTATCCTTCAGTGTCTTCAGGATCGCCTCAGAAATACTAGCAGATAACTTCTGCTCAATACCTTCAAGTTTGGTGTTGATACCAGAAATGCCAGTAGTATTTTCCTCAATCTTAGCTGTCAATTCTGTCTTGACAGTATCAGCATATCCATGAGTATCTACCCCAGCAATAGCCCGTTGGACGATAGGATTGATGAATTCCTCTGATTGGAGTTTGGTGTTAATCGCAGATGTCACACTATCCACGATTGTTTGACGTTCCGAAGTGAATTTAGTCTCAACCAATCCTGTCAGATCCAATTTAAGCTGAGGAATATCGACGGCATTGATAATCTCGGCCTTAATTTGCTCTGTTTTAGTTGTAAATTCGCTTAAGATATTCGTCTTAATTGTATCCACGTCAATACCAGCAACTTTAGATTCGACGGCTTGAATCTTACTGTCCTGATTTTGCACGGATTTTGATTGTTCTTCTTTGATTGCATCGACCTTGGCTGTAACAGCCGTAAGAACATCATTCTGGATCTTAGCAGTGTCGATAGACTTGATCACACGATTGAGAATGTCATTCTTAAGAGCGACAGTATCAATTTCAACCCCATCTTTACCTGTTAGTCCAGATTTGGCAATAACTTTGTCAATGACACTTCGCAAGAAATCGGTATTAACTACATCGGATCCCACCTCGACGTAGATCTCACCATTTGTATGGAAGTCACGGACAAATAAGTACTTATCTGCGCCAGTATAACCACGGTCAGCCCCGTCTTCGTCCTTAGGAGAATATACATCGAACTTGACAGTGATTGGTTCAGATAAGAATGATGATTTAGGGACAACGATTTTAGCGTAGCCCGTATAATTGATTAAATTATTAGGAATTTCAAGATTTAGACACCCAGTAGTAGGTTCAAATTTAGCTTGAATTTCCTCAGAAGTATCGTGAGATGTCCTAAACAAGACACCGGAGATAACCTCTGTATCCCCGGCACTTGGTTCGGCAAATTTGATACTTAAGCTGCGATCTGTACCGTCATCGACGATAGTCACAGGCGTATCTAAATATCGCATTTAAGCCTCCTTGTGTTATTGTGTAGGAGTGTTCTCCTTAGCGAATGGATATGACAAGGCAATTCCGTTTTGTCCGAAATATCCGTTTTCTTTGAATTCAGAAGCGGGTTGACCAGCATATGTGAATTCGCGGTTTGCTTGCACGATGACAAGTTTACCTTCACCATCAACCTCAGTATGGCTTGGGTCATTGACTGTGAAGATGTCTTGGGCTTTGATTTTCATGCCATCGGTAGCAGCAGGGAGTTGTTCTGCAAATTGCTTGTAGACAACACCGTATTTAACACCATCGCTCATTACAGAATTGAGAATGACTGTATGAGTCAGTTTGTTGATCTTTTCGATGGCTTCTGCGTTACTGTTGGATTTCGTATTCGCATTGTCAATCTCCTTAACAATTTCTTGTTGAGCAAATTCTGAGAAATTCGTGTAGAATTCCTGGCGTTTGATTTGCTTCAACAGATCATCATGGTCTTTCGATGTTTGATCACCGTTTAAGATGTAGTCCATGACAGCAAAATATGGATTATCTTGCTTGATTGATACAACTGTACCGGTGACCGCCCCATCAGAACCATAACGCGGATATACGTTTGTTACTTTGAATTCACCATAAATACCCATTATTTAGTTTCCTCCGTTTTGTGTGGATCTGGTTCGCCTTCGAGCTTACGCAGATCTTCTGTAAGTTCGTAGTTCTTATCAAGTAGAGAGTTATACTCTTTTCTGAGTTCCTCTTTTTCTTCGATAAGTTTCTTGTGTTCTTCTTGGAGTTTATTATATTCCTCAAGATAGAATTCCGCTTGAGCTTTTACCAATGCAACATCGGTCTCTGCACGATTCAGCAATGTCTGCATTTCACCAAAAGCTCGTTTGTATAGTTGTTCTTCGTTCATTTGTTCTCCTTTAAACCCATAAATTGAATCCCATATGATGTAGTGCTTTATTATTTTCTTGATTTACCGTATCGTAAATAGAGTAAGCATATTTGTGTAAATTCCAGGATGGATTTTTTTCTCGTATCTTCTCGAAATTTTGTCGAAAATGCTCCAGAAGTAATCCTAGATTCCATGCTCCATGATGGGGCTCCCCATGAGAAGGCGGAATAAATCCTACAGGGAATATTTGTAATCCAGACCCATTTCGAACACTATGTCTAAATTGTACTCGGTCAGCCACCAATTCGACACGGTCATAGTGACCATCTGCAGAATCACGGAATATACGAATACCAGCAAAGTTACCTGCTCCACCGCCATCGTCAGTACCTTGTTTGAGTTGATCTACCCAACGGTGGCTAACGGATCCGAGTAATGTCGCCACACCGCCATGAATACTATCTTTAAACATCAAATATCCAATTGTGTTATGTTTTTCAACCGGGTGAGTTCTTTGACGATATAAAATGTTTGTTCCTTTATCAAAGTATACTTCTCCTTCTTTAAAGAAACTAAGTTTACCTTTATCTAGATTTAATTGAATCATATCGTCGAATGATGTGAGAATACCCCCTCTAATACGAGTAGCACTGATTGTACCAGTAACAATGTTGTTGGCGTTTAGATTAATGACATCAATATTCGCAGCATTAATTTGTCCTGAAGTAATCTTAGACGCATTCAAATCCTCAATCCAACTCTCTTTGATGAAAGCAGTGCCATTCGCAATTACATCGCCATCCAACACAATGCTTTTACCTTTGAGACGTAGTCCTGAGCGATCCGCATTGATAGCGGTGATTACATCTTTTGGCCCTGATAGGCTTAATGCCCAGGCATCGTTTTTCTGAGATATGACAGTTGAGGATACGCCACCGGATGGTTTGTACCGTCCAACAGTACCTCCACGTACCAGCATGATTTCCTTAATACCAAATCGACCTTCGCCGGTTAATTTAATCCGGAATGAGAATCTGCCATTATATCCGTTGATATTATCGAATATATGCTGACCAACTATATCAAATATATCTTTGGTATAGGTTTGGTATTGATAGCCAGGTTGTGCTGTCAGTCCTTTAGTATATACCGGCGTTCCATTGTTATCGATAATTTGCAATTCGACATTCATATCTTTATTGCCTCGATAAACTCCGGTTGCGTCCATGTGGTATTTGCAATAGAAAGTATACTTATCGCCATCCTCCATTTTGTCTATAACCAGAGGTAATGACACAAATGCGGAATTGTTTGAATATGTTCCATCGTAACTGCCTTTAGAAAAATAGAAGTACTCTGCACTTCCGTAATTTCCAGGTCTGGTAGATGTCGTGTATCCATCAACCCCGTTAGTGAAGTTACTTAATTTAGCGGATAAGAACGTGTCAGTATCAACAATCAAGTTGTCAGTCGATTGTGATGCATTTGTGATAACTGTTCGGATCTCATCACTGTTTTGGATCAACTGGGAAATAGACGTGGTAATGCCGTTTTGAGTTGTACCAAGAGTACGTTTGTAGGTATCTACGGTCTGTAAGACTTCTTGGAATTTCTCACTCGAATCGAGGTCAATATCCTCATATGCCGGAGCATAATCTGTCCATAAGTCTCCATCCCACATCATTGCGTCTTTAATATCGATAGCAACATTAGTCCCTGCCGCTTTATTACCAACGTCAATACGGAATATAATTTGGAGGCCCTCATTTAGAGCTCTCTCATTGATATTGAACCAACCAATTTTGGTTTTGTATGTGTCAGATGTAGAGACATCCCATTCGTCTTTGTTGTATTCTCGTGGTAATCCGAATGTGTTAGATCCGTTAATCCATTGCAAATAACCTCCACCACTATACACCTCAGGCGAAACCCGCATACTAGTGATACCAGGAGTGGTTGTACGAGTCTTGAATTGAATATTCATACGATCACCGACTTTGTACCCACGTTCTTTGAGGGTCTTTTTGTCGATAAACCAATATCCACCAATAACCTCCCAGGCATTATTACCTTGTTGGTTCCTGATAGGGCCATTGAAGTGAAATTCAGTCTTAGTACCTGCTAGGAAGTTACGACTACCATATTTCTTAGGAATCTTTTGGTCAATAACAGAAGATAATTCTGTTTTGATTCTACCAGCTTCCTGAGTTACACGAGTAGCAACATCGGTAGTTCTAGCATAATCCACAAGTCGGTTGTTAAGTTGGGTTTGGATTTTACCGTCAACCAAATTGAATTTGGTATCAGTATAAGCCTCTGCTTGTCTAGCTCGTTCCGGCAGTTCCTCCATGATAATCTTAGCTTCAGAAGCTTTGATCCGGAGACCGATTTCTTTCTCGGATTGAGTGATAGCTGAGGATACGGCAGATGTGATCTTACCATCAACATCTCTTGTTGCCTTATCAACGGAAGTTTGGATACCGTCAATTCTCGCGGATAGGTTTGTCTCAACAGCAGTAACTTTTCCACTAACTGTATCCAAATCAGTACGAGATACTTTAGCGGAAATAGAGTCTTTGATAACCCTCAGTTCCGCAGCGGTGCTTATCGCGTTCCCATCAACCTTCTTCTCCAGGTTTTGTGCAGCGATTTTGATCTCATTCGCCTTCTGCTCGATTGAGCTGGATACCTTAGAGATCTGTCCATCGACAGTTGACTTGTATTGGCTTATAGCAGTTGAAATCTTGTTTGGAACTAGATTAAGTTCTGCTTTAGCTGACTCAATCGCGCCGTCAAGATGATTTACTGTTTCTTGATCAGCTTTAGCAGCTAATCCAGTATTAAGATGTTGGATCTCAGCAGCATTTGTGGTAACTCTACCATCAGTATCAGTAATCCGACGCTTCATTGACGCCAAATCACCATCTACAGTAGATTTGTAGTTCTTCCACTTCTGCTCACCGTCAGCAGCACTAGGTACCCATCCAGTAGCTTTAGTACCCTCTTCAACTTTCCACTTGTATGTGTAAAGATTTGTACCGTCAATCAGTCCAGTCTCTTTAATACTTAGTAAAATTTGACCATTGCCAAGACTAGGATATGTTACTGTGACATACTTCTCAGTCCCTGGAGGAACCTCAAATATAGCTTTACCATTGGTTGGTACTAGATCCACGCCATCGATACTTACTTTAGTATCTGAGACATATGGAGTCAACTCAATATTACCTTTTGACACACTTGTATTTTTAACAAAGAATGACCAAGTGTATGGAACCGAGAAGTTTTTAGCTTGAAATGGCATGTCGAAATGGTTATTATATGGTTGTCCTGAAATTTCATCAATTAATAAATTCCTAGCACCAAGGATTTGGCCATTTTGCATACCTCCGCCGCCTTGGACGACATTCCAATTGATACCGTCTCCGCCATTCATCTCCAATGTACCGTCAAGTAAGTTAGGATTTCCTGGTTTGATACGTTCCAATTCAGAAGCTAGTTGGTCTTTGATATCACCGACTTTAACAGTAATATCACCATCTAGTTTCTTGAGCTTCTCATCAAGCTCATTCTGAATTGGTGTGAAATCGGGTCGCCAACGTTTCTCAGCATCGGCAATAGCGGAGTTAATATGTGTTTGGACGTCAGCATTGATATCTCGCTTGGCGGACTCAATAGCGTCGTTTACTTTGTCAGTAACCTTCTGTCCAAAATTAGCGTCGATGACAAGAACCCAGTTCTCACCGTCGAAACGCCACATCTCAACTTCACCCTCACCACCAACAGGTTTAAACCACAAATCGTCTTTGGATACCTTCTCACGAGGAGGTTCCTCAGGGCCGTAGAAGTTTTTATTTTTGTTGTTGGCTGATGTTAAGATTGTATGGATCAAACCGTCCTTCTCTCCGTAGAGAGCATTGTTGACAATCTTGTTTGTCAAGTCTTGCCATTGGACTTTCTGTTGATCTGCTAAACTAGCTCGACCAGACCCACTGGAACTTGCCTCGATTTTGATGATTCGTTCCCGAAGAACATCATACACAATCTTACGGACTTTGACAGTTACGTCGCAGTCAATCTTAGGCACATAGACGTCCACCGTATCACAAAGTTGGATCTTTTCAAGAGCCTGAATGATACGTCGATCCCATTCGGTGGAATCCTGTAGCGGAATCATCTCAACTTCAACACTCAAATCGGGTTTATCAGCATCTTTGTTCTTAGATGTGAAATATGATTGAGCTTTGGCAGTAACTTGTGCTGGAGTTGGCGCTTTCTTCTTAGATTCTTCGCCTTCTTTAGGTTGCTCGGAGCTATTAAATTCTGAACTCAAATCCAAAGGCACAATTCTTTTAACGAAATAGTCATCATAGTGAGGAGATTTAATAATATCCCCATAAATAACTTGTTCTGCTTCGTTCTCACCCTCAGGAGTGAATGTCACATATGGTAAAATACGAGTGAATTTACCAGCCATGCTAGATTTAACTTTAACGTTCTTAAGATTCTTGCGAGGACGAATCGTTGTAACGTGATCTTTACCACGTTTGGAGTATAAATAAATCGTATTGTTAGTACGTTTAATTTCCCCACCCCAAGTATCAATAAATGATCCTTCTTCTCCAGCAATAGCATTAAGAACATTCCGAATATCCATATTTGTGTCTTTAGACGTTTGGATGTCAGAAATAAAGTTGTAGTCAATCGGATCCACAGCAGCACGTTTGACCTGTTCCCAAGCTCCAGACGGCGTTGCAGATTTAATTGAGAGTGGTTTAATGATATTACCAGACAATTCATCGGTCTTAGTAACACCCTTAACCGTAATTTGGTTTGAATCAACCTCTTTTTCAATCTCGTAAATACGAAATGCGTGAGGTTCATCATAGTCATTTGGCTTAACCAAAATATAACGGTTTTGAGTGAGCGCTTGAGCCCACTCTCCACCGACAGGATATTTTAGTTCAAGCTCAAATTCTGCATTACTAACTTCAGTGACTTCTGCAGATATGGCGTCGTGTAAGATCCCCATACCATTAGTATCAAAGACCCGTTCGTTCTGTTCATATAAAATTGGTCTCAAACTAATACCCTCCAATTAGGGGTTAGAGTTATAGTAGCCGGAGCAGTACCTTTAGTGGCTGTAAAATATACCCGGTTTGTCCGAAGATCATTCCCAGGATATAGTTTGAAGAACTCTTTCCCGACAGTATTGTTGTTTTTGTTTGTGATCGTGGATCCTGACTTAGAATATACAATGTATCGAGTACTATCAATGATGATTGTCTCGTTTTGCATATCCTTGATTGTCATAGCAGTGGATCCAATAGAAATTTTCAAGTTACCCGTAACTCCAGAGAATTGTACTGTTGGTCTGGAGAAATATAAATTAGGATTGTCAATGACCTCACCAGAAGTAACAACTCGTGGTTGGTTATCAACATTATATTTAAACGGCTGACATTTGAGTTTCACTTTGAACGAAATACAACCTTGATAGAAATATTTGTTCTCGTATGTGATTTCTGTCATGATAACTTTGTAAATATGACTTTGATCGAAATACGGAATTAGATCAATCCAATTCCCAATCCCGTTATTAAATAGAAAATTAATTTTATTACGGGCTAATGAAATATCACGATCTGAGTCATTGTGACTTCGTCCGTCGTAGAAACAACTAAGCTCGAATTCGGTTGGCTCATAACCTTCATCGTCATAAGCCAACTCTCCTTCGTAGCCATTTGGTGACTCGAAAGTCACTCTTCGTTTAGGTGTTTCTATATCGGGGCGATCTTGGATAAATACATTATAATCTTCAGACTTGTATCCGTTGATCATAAAATATCCAGGCTTTAAAGGCATCACCATAATACTTCTTCACCTTTCCCTCGACGAGCTTGATCGTCAAAGTCCTTAATATGTTGTTGAATTTCTCTAGCAAGTTGTTTGCCGTCAACTGGTTTACCACCATTATCCACTTTAACAGTAATAGAGTATTCTTTATTAGAGTTATCGTAGACATTTGTGTTGGTTGATTGCAATGAACTTGGAACACCAGAATATGCTGGACGTGGAACATTAGTTGCATCAACACCGATTCCCCGTAGAATGTTGCCATTTTGAAGTTTGTCAAGATTGGTAGTATCGACTACAGGAGTGATTGTTGGACGGTAATCCATGTCTGCAAGCGAATCGTCGAGTAACGTTCCAACAGTATTAACCGCATCAGCCACGGCAGAAGCCATACCACTTGCGTGATCGACAGCGAGTGATGTGGCATCGGCGAATCCATTTGCAAAGGTTTTACCCATCTTCTGAACAGATTTAGGCATCTCTTTAGCGATACCCATAGCAACCCCTTGAGGAATGTACTTACCAACATTGGCCGCGAATAACCGTGATGGAGATTTGATCTTAGCTTTTGCTTTAGCAGCACGTTCAGCTTGAGCAACGATTTCATTGGTTGCAGCGATAACAGAACCTAAGTGTGCTCTAATACCAGCGGCCACCCCTTGAGAAATCATCGAACCGACATAGACACCACCAGCATGAGCTACACCAGCAGCGGATCTAACTCCGTTTGCAGCTTGCATCATACCCGTTAGGATTGTCACATTAAGCAACGCCATGGCCATACGCATAGCAGAAACCATTTGAGTTCCAAGTTGGAGCATGGTTGCGTGCATCATTGCACTAGAGCTACGGATTTGGTTGGCCATTTGCATCATAGCGGTCATGATTGTCATCTGCATGGTCATAAATGCCATTTGCATAGATGCTCTCATCATGTTTAGAGACATGTTCATTTGAGCATTGATTTGAGACATAGATGAAGAAATAGCTTGAGCAATTCTAGACATAGACGCGGCCATAGCTGTCGCTGCTTGGTTCATTGAATTTTGGATAGATTGGACAACGCCCATCATACCAGTCATTACTGTCGTACGAACTAACGCCATAGATGTAGATGCGCTAACACCCATCATAGCAAATCCTCGAGCCATGCCAGCGGCTGCTTGGGACATACCAGTAGATATAACAGTTGAAACGGATGCCATATTCGTACGTATAGCATTTACAACACTCATCATTCCGAGGTTAACAGCCATAACAACGGTCGTCATTGACGTCGCAGCAGCCATACCCATCAAAGCAAAGCCTTGTTGTAATGCTGCACGAGCTTGGTTCATACCATTATTAACAGCATTAACTACCAGAGTCATAGCCATTGTCATAGCAGTACCAAGTACCGCAAATGATGCAGTAGATCCAGCAGCACTAGCACCAAATTGTGCAAGAGCAGTTCTTGCTTGGTTCATAGCATTACCGAATGCCGTTGTGCCGTTAGAAATAGATGAGAATACAGTGCTAAGGTTTGATACCGCAGAACCAGTTGTTGTAAACATCATTCCTAGAGACGACATCGACGCACCAACTGCAGTAATACGAGCTATGAATTGAGATAATGTGTTAGCCACTTTCTCAAGACCAGCCGCGAGGACAGTAATTCCAGGAACTGCACCCATTGTGGATTGACCGATACTAGAAAGGGCATTAGCCACATTCTTAATATTGCTAGCCATGCCAGATGCAGAGGATTTGATCTTCTCTGATGAAGAAGCAAATTTCTCTAAAGCAGAAGCTGCACTAGGGGCAGCCGATGAGGCCGTCTTAAGTGCGGAACCAATATCTTTAAGTGCCCCCGAGGCTCCCTTACGAGTGCTTAACTTATACATTACAGTATCAAGTTTGTCAAGGTCGGCACGGAATCCGTTTAAGTTACCAGTACCAGAAGCAATACCAAGTCCTCCAACAGCGAGACCGACAGCAGTGATTGCTGCCGCTGCTTGTAATCCATGATCGGCAATAGGTTTCATACCTTTACCCATTCGCTCGATACCTGTACCTACATCTTTAAATGCGTGTCCGATTGCTTCGATAATACCTTTGATCGCATTACCTACGGAATCAACTATCTTAGAAACACCATTCATTACGTGCTCAATACCTTTACCGAATTCTTCGGCAAATTTACCAGCACCTTCAAATGCTTTACCAATTCCTTCGAGAGCAGATTTAACTGCTGAACCAACAGACTCAACAATAGATGATACCCCTTGTAAAGCAGATTGGATACCTTCTCCTAATCCTCGAGCAGCAGAACCGATTCCTTCAAATGTAGCTTTAATAGCACCACCGATGGACTCTACAACTGAAGCAACACCTTGTAGGGCTGCTTGGATACCTTGACCAATTCCTACAAATACATTCTTGAGCGCTTCACCAACTGCTCGGATAACATTAGCGAAAGCATTGATTGCTCCAACAATACCCTGCATAACAGAGTTAACAATTGAAGCGATGCTAATGAATATAACTTGAATTGTCTGTCCAATGGTTTGAACAACGGTCACGAACCCTTCGATTGCCGTTTTAATAAGATCAACTACTGAAATAATAACATCTGCTATTGATCTGATAATAGATCCTAGATTATTAACAATTGCAATAACAGTATCCGCAATAGCTTGTACTACATTTGACACTTCTTGGATCAATGTCTTGATAGCATCGATTAAAGGTACAAGGATAGGAGCTAATGCTTGTGCGATACGCTCAATAACCTGTAGAATTACTTCAATAATAGGTTCCATTATCTCAAGGAGTCCTTGGATAATTGGGCCTACCAATTCTTTGATAACTTTCAAAGCTATCTCGGAAATAATGCTAAACAGTTGGGTTAAGGCTGGAATAAGTCTGTCTTTAACGCTGATTAAAGCTTTACCAAATTCTTCGATGAATTTAGTGGCCATTTCGACAGCAGTCTGTACTAAAATAGCCATGTTGTCCATGATACCTTTGGCAAATTCGACAAGAACTTTAACACCAGAATCGACTAATTTATGCGCATTACTTGCCAAACCATCTAATAATGCTACTATCATTTTTACTGAAGCAGTAATTATTCGAGGTATACCTTGAGCTAAACCTTCTAGGAATGAAACAATCAATTCTATTCCAGCTCGCATTAGTTCTGGGGCAGCGGCGGCTAACGCTTTAACAAATTCCAATAAGCCCATTACAATATTAGCAAAGGCTTTAGGTGCCGTATCTGCCAAATTCTTAATAGCCATACTAAATGCTAAGAATCCAATACCGGCAATAGCAATAGACGACGCAGCCATAATTGAGGACGCACCGAAAGATAGTAACGTCTTAGACAATATGGCCATACCTTTAGCAGTACCTTGGGCTAATTTAGCGGCTCCAATCAAGAGAATCAAGTGACCCGCCAAAGCACCCAAACTGATACCCACCGCGATTAAGTTAAGCGATGCTAACAATGCAATTGGAACAGCCAATGCCATCAGAGCAACAGATAGAATAAGTAATTTACCAGCATCACCGACACTTACTTTTTCTAGACTCTTAGACATAAGTACTAATCCGCCCATAGCAGCACCCATTGCCACTGTAGCAGCGAGGATACTTTGCCATGGATAGCTAGCAACTTTAGATAATGCTCGACCGATAACCTCAACTGCACCGGATAAAGCGACGATAGCGGCAATATCTCCTGCGCTCGCATCGACCTCAGTCATTACTTTGGAAATATATACAAATCCTGCTAAGACAACTCCAATAGCTGCAGTAGCCACAGCTAGATTTTGCCATGGGATCGATGCAACTTTTTGCAAAGCATTACCTATACTTCCGAGTAATCTTGAGAATTGTTCAAATATAGCTGCTGTTGCTAAAATTTGTTTGATACTACCAGACATCCCACTAACTTGTTTAGCAGCAAATCCTAATGCGACAATGACTCCACCAACACCAGCACAAGCAGCAGCCAAGTTTTTCCATGGAATTGTAGATAGTTTCTGAATGGTTTTACCAATAGAATATATTGCTAACGTAAATCCGAGCAGGGCAAACATTGACTTGTAGTCTATTTTTATGGATTTTAATAGATATGATACACCTATTAATTCTCCCATAATAGTACTAATTGTACCTAGGGCTAGTAGAACACCATCAAGATTTAGAGTCGCTAATCCTTCAACAGATTTGCCCAATATAAATACTGATCCGGCGAACACAATCATCCCTAAAATAGATTTTAGATCCACTTTAATTCCTTGTAAGGCATTCATAACGATTAGCATTTCACCAAGCAATACGCTAATTGCACTCACCGCGGTTACTAATTGTTGCCAGTCGAATTTAGCCAACTTCTCCACAGACATGGCCAAAATATAAACTGATCCCGCAAACGATATCATTGCAAGAATCATTTTATTATTGAATTTGACATCACCCATGCGTTTCATTGCATGAGTCATTACTTCCATTAATCCACCAACAGAAGATACCGCGGGGATCATTGCATCTATAGGTAAAGCAGCTAATTTTTGAACCGACAATACCAGAATTCTAACTGATATAGCGAATCCAATCATTGATACTAGAGTTCTACCACCAACGACAGTTCCATTAAGCTGTTTCATACATAGGACTAATGCTTCCATTAGTGCTGCCGTTCCAGTCAAGCCTTGTAGGGCGGCTTCTGGTTGTAATTTAGCAATAGCTTTGACTGACATTACTAAAATACGTAAGGATATAGCGAATCCGATCATTGATGCTAATGTACGTCCACCCACAACAGTTCCGTTGAGTTGTTTCATACATTGAACTAAAGCTTCCATTAAAGCCACAGTTCCTAATAGTCCTTGAAGAGCCGACTCGGGTTGGAGTTTAGCAATAGCTTTGAGTGACATTACTAAAATACGAAGAGAGATCGCGAAACCGATCATAGATGCCATTGTTCGTCCTCCGACGACAACACCATTCATTTTCTTCATACATCTAGCAAGTTCTTCCATCAATGCGCCAGCTCCAACCATACCAATAACAGCGCCTTCAGGATCTAGTTTGGCAATTGCTGCAACAGAACTTACGATAATTCGTAATGCTATAGCAAAACCAATCATTGCTGTGGCTCCACCTTTATTGTAACTTACCTTATCGAGTTCTTTCATGCTATCAGTCATTGTGCGCATTAATGCGCGAACACCGACCATAGCAACTCCGATTTCAGCAACACCCATTCCCTTTAATTTAGCAAGAGCACCTACAATGATACGCATAGCAAACGCAAATGCAATCATCTTGGTTATACCGGCTTTAGACGTTTTCTCAACCTCGGATAATCGCTTCATGGATTTGACTAGACCATTCATGACGAATCTAATTCCAGCAACGGCACTCACCATACTATCCATATCCATACCTTCAAGCTTCTTAAAAGCTCCAGCAAGAATACGAATTGCTATAGCGATACCGATTAACGTTAATCCAGCGCCTTTAGGAATACCATCGATAGCGCCAAGAGTCTTAACTATCTTCATCATTCCAGCCATTGCTGAACCCATAGCAATCATTGCCTTGGATAGATCTTTCATATCGATCTTAGACAATTTATCTAATGATACAGCAAGCATCAAGCAGGCTACGGAAATACCGACAAGAAGACCGACTTTAATACCCTTAGAAAAGTCGTTTAAAGCACCTTTGAAATCAGATAATACCTTCTTAACGAGAGGAGCAGACTCTTTACCTTTATCGAGGAATTTGTCAAACATCCCTTCGAATCTATCTAGGAATTTGGTAACAAGCGAGTTATCTTCAGACTTGAATTTAAGCCATTTGTCGAATGCAAATAACCCAATCAAGGCTTGAATAATATCGGCTCCATGGAACGACTTGAAAATATCTTTCAACAAGTCATAACCTTGTTTCGCCATGTTAGCAATACCGGAGAACACTGATTTGATAGTTCCACCAATTTGTCCTACGATATTAGACAATCCAGATTTGACTGATGAGAGAGAATTCTTGAGTCCCTCACCAATATTACCAAAAGCTTTACCCATAACATCTTTTACTTTACCAAAGTTATTCTTAACTCCGGATAAAATATTCGACATACCAGTATCTAAGCTATCTACGAATGATCTCATTCCAGGAGAAATAGCTTTAATACCATTCTTGATAGAGCTACCAATTTTGGCAAATATACCGTTGTCGGAGAATGTCTTAGGAAATGCTTTAACAATGTTTTTAAATCCATCAGCAATTTTAGGACCGATACTTGAGAATGCTCCACCGAAAGCGGTCATAATTCCTTTAAACACACCGAATTTCTGAATAGACTCTCGCAAGCCTTCTACAAATTTTCGAATAGCGTCGGTGATCTTAACCAACATATCAGTGAATTTAAGCAATCCACCACCACTGTTAGTTCCAAAACTAAACAATGAGAAGAATCGTCCTACGATATCTGCAGCGATTTTGAATAGTGTGCCAAGAATGCTCAGAACATTACCAATCACTTTACCAATATTGGTGAAGCTTTGCATGATGTTATGGTTTTGGCGCATTGTGTTAAGGAAATTAGTAACTCCGTCGGCAGCTCTCTTGAATACAAGAATAACACCATCCATCGAGCTTGATGTAGACTTGAATCCTAGCGATAGCTTATGGATAATCGCCCAAACTGTATTAAATACAGCACCAAACATTCTACCAAGAGAAATCAGAGTCTCTTGAATAGCAGCATTCTTCTTCAAGCCCTCAGTAAAGTTTCTGAAGCCTTCTGTAACCCCGAGAAGTCGTTTAGCAGAATCCTCGTATGTTCCAATAGACTCACGGAAACCATCACGGAAGTTGGTCATGGACTTGAATACAAATTCAAATCCGTTTTTAATTCCATCAAAGAATGCTGTTTGACCACCAAGGTCTTTCCATGTCTTCAACATGGCATTTCGGTAGTTACCTAGACTACGTTCCATTCCTAGAACGCTATCATAGTATTTACCTTGCGAGTCGTCGAAGAATTTACCAACGACCTTACCGACATCGGTCCATAAACCTTTGGCTTCTTCGAATCCACCAAATAGATATTCCCAAGAAGTGGCCCATCCAGAACCAATAGCTTCTTGTACGGTATCAACTAATTGTCCAAACGATTTAATCTGAGTCGCTGCTTCAAGCATCGATTCATCAACTGAGAAATCTTTCAAAGTAGCAATCAAGACTTCAGAAGTCAACCAACCGTCTTTCAAAGACTCCCGGAAAGATTTAGTCATGTCACGAGCATGACCCATCTTCTCAGCCATTTCAGTCAATCGGTCTTGGAATAACTTACCACCCATACCAGCATTAACTACAGAGTTCCAGTCCTGAAGACCTACTCTACCTGAAGCCAATGCTTGAGATAATTGGTACATCGCCATTGATGCTTGTTGGGTGTTTGATCCTGATGCAGCGGCCAAGTTGGAAATACCCTTGATCGCAGTTGCAGAATCTTCCAAACCTACACCGGCCGCAGTAAACGTACCGATGTTCTTAGTCATATCTTTAAATGAGTAAATAGTTTGGTCGGCGTATTCGTTCAAGTCTTCCAATACTTTAGAAGTCTTACGCATACGAGTGGTTTGGTCTGGAATTTCCCACTCAGTATTCGTCATGATAGTTTGTACAGATCCGAGCTTTTCTTTATACTCGTTTAAACCATCAACTGGTCCTGCAAAGAATTTGGAACCGAAGCTGATAGCTTTCTGCAACATATTACCCATGACAATACCCATAGCGACGTCCATTGCATTAAGAGATCCTTTAACAGAATCTGCTGCTCTAGAAAATGCGCCAGTGAGTGGGTTCAGATTTATACCAGATGCTTTAGAATTTAAGCTGTCAATAGATTTGACAGAATTGGGAAATCCCTGGTGATTATCCGCCTTCTGAAATATACCCTTCAATCGGGCGAGAATACCAGATGTCTTGGCCGTTCTGCTAGCAACATCAGTATTCATCTGCTCGATTGATTTAGCAGCACCGTTCATGTTAATTCCTTCGGTGCTACGAGTAAACATTCCTTTAAGACGAGATAATAGGCCTTGGGATTTTGTCGTTGATTTTGAAATTGCATCAGGGATAGCGTTCATCTCTTTAGCAATGTTCTTAGACGCATTACCTCCGCTAATCTTGGCAAAAGCTTGTTTCATCTTTTCAAGAGCAGAGATGGTGTCGGTCGCGTTTTTGGTAAATCCCTTATTATCCAGGGTTACCTTGGCGACTTTTTCGTCAACATATCCGGCCATTAATTACCTCCTATCGTCCTTCTAAACCTACAGGTTGAATATTGTATTTCTTATTGTATTCGACATCGCGTTCTCGTTTGCGAGTACGTTTTCGATTTGCTATAGCTCCGGCAGCTACTCCGGCTAAAGCATTAATTTGATTTCTTGGGTTTTTAATATAGTTCTTAGCCTTAGCTTTTAACAATAAATTGTTATAAACTTGAGGATATTCTCTATTGACTGTTTGTTCAGTTAATTTCTTAACAGACGACTGACCGACATTCTTATAGTCAAATAAAACTACAGGATTCTTAGCGCCGTATCCAGAATACTTTTTATCATTAAGATCTAAAATTCCATCGTATCCTTTTTTCTTAAGACCATTATAGAATTTGTCAATGTTCTTCTTAGCACTAGCGTCAGGACCATTTCTACCTACGAGGCCCATGTTAAAGGTATCATATTTATCTTTAATAGGTTTCCATCTCCAAGCGTTTGCGTTCTCATGCACTTGGTCAGCATACTTCTGGAAGTCTTTATCTTTCTTATAAAGATCCCTAAAGACATCACCAGCGGCTTTATTAGAAGCAATCTTAACGTTATTATTCGCCTTGAGCTTCATGACATTAATACCGTTTTTAATACCTATCGCCTCTTTAATATAGCTTGGTTGATTCATACGAGTATCGCCTAACAACGCACGATATTTTTTCTTATCGCCGTTTTTATATGCAGCATATATAGGCCTTGACGTATCCAATTTTGTTGCGCCAGTAACTGAATCAAGAACCGTACCTTTTTTCAAAGTTCTACCAAATACATCATCCTGTAATTTATTCTTGAGAAGATAACCCGCTGTAGCTACAACTGCAGAACCGGCGACTGCTGCCGCAATCTTTTCGTTTCTTAGACGTTTCTTAAGTTTATTCTCAACAACATCTTCACTATAACCCTTTTTCCTGTATTTGTATCTAAGGTTTTCTACGTGGTTGTTATACATTCGTCGTACGCCCCACTTCATACCTTTTACACCGAAGTGTTGAATAATATCATCGGAATGAATTATAATAGAAGTATCCATAAGACCTCCTTTCATTTCAAATAATCATTTAAGACTTTATCAATCGCCGATTTATATGCCGAATCGATAGCCTTAATAATATACGGATTCGGTGGAACATAACCGCCTGTACCCGTACCGTGACCGTAGTGAATGATAATGGCAATATTAACACCTTTGTTTATGTTGGTATTAAATATCTCTAACTCTTCACCACGACCGGTTTTGTTAATTCTATAACCCCAGGAATTTGCGGTTTTACCCGATTTCGAAGGAGTTGCAGCTTTTAGAGCTTCTACGATAGCTTTACCAAGAGACTCCATAGATACTCGTCGATCTTTCTTAAGATACTTTTCTAAATTATTGAATGAACCACTAGTTGTTATTTTCATTAGCTTTGTTCCTTATAACTTTTCTTTAGATCTTTCTTGGCATTCTTATAAGCTTTCTTAAGGGCTTTATTGCGACGCTTGAATTTACTCTTATAGAAATGACTACCATCCATAGATCGCATAGCTGCTTCCGCACCAATACCCATTGCTCCATATCGGGTCAAGATATTGTTACCTGTTAGAAGTCCGCCGTACATCGATGCAACAGAAGCTTTATAACCAAATCTCCTCCAAAAATCCGGTCGCTTACCTTTGAAGTTTTCTTTAGACTTCTTTAGTGATCGCTTATAATTATTCTTGAGAGTGTGTTTATCGCTCATATAATTTTTACGTACACCCCATTTCATACCTTTCGTTCCGAAGTGTTGAATAACATCGTCGGAATGAATTATGACATTTGGATCGATCATTGTTTCGCCCTTCTTTTACGCTCTTCTTCGCGACGCCGTAATATGGTAGCTCGTTGCTCTTCCATAATTTCGGCTTTGGTCATTTTCTTAGGAGGTTCTTGTAATGACCCTACGCAATTCAGAAGCATGATTAATTTATTAAGATTTCGATTTTCCCAATCGAAAGGGATATGGTTCAAAGCCATCATAGCATAAATTATCTCAGACGTATATACCTTTTTACGTTGTGCTACACCTCTAGCGCTACCTTTCTCTTTAGGAAATTTTGTAGCAGACGGCGTCTTTTTAATATACTCAACAATCTGTTGGTAGTTGTTTACAGAAAGTAAGTTAGGATCAATATCCTCATCGCACATTGTAACTATAAAATCTAGCATCTCGGCATCAGTAATATCGTCAGAGTTATCTATGAATCTTTTAAGATGCTTCGATTCCCACCTATCTAGATTTTTCAAAGTATATCGAAACGTGCACTTTACCCCTTCCTGATTTACAAATTCCTCTTTTAAGTCATCCCAATATTCTATATCGTCTAACTGTATAGTTAAAAACTCCGGATCCATGATATACACACCTCAAAAAATTTAAAATAAAAAGGAAGAGCGGTAAAAAATACCGCCCATTCCGTTATTGTGCCGCAGGTGCAGCAACTGCTGATTCTAATCCACGAATTGTTGAAGTAATCCCTTGAACAAATTTACCAAGCGTTACACCGTCATCATCAAAGAAACTTTCTGTAAGAGCTTCATAAGCCAATGATGTGCGGAATTCTTCCTTGATTTCTTCGCTCTTAAGGAATCGTTTACCGTCTTCAGATTTCTTACCGTATGCTGTTAATATAACATCGTTAAGCAAATCATGAATCTTACCGAAGTCTTCTTCTTTTGTGATTCGTTCGATGTACTTAGCCATGTCTTCTTTACCATAGCGTGCTTGCATGGCAATCAATTCCATACGGTTGATGTTGAAGTACAAAGTTTCTGTTTGTTCAACGCCATCGAAGTCCAAATATTTAACTGTTTCTTTTAACATATGAGTAAATACCTCCTTTATTTATTCCTATTAGCTAAGCAATTCGATTACTTTTTCTGGCAATGGAAGATATGGTTCTGCATCATCAGTACCGTAAACAGCATCCAATACTTTTTGCATTTTAGCAGTTTCAACTTGAGTAGAATCAATTGTGATTACTGAAGTTGGTTTGTGGCCAGGAACAACTACTGGAGTTGAAGAAATTGACCATGATGGGTTTTGTGGTTCTGGGCTATCGTTAACGGTAGCGTGTGAACGTTCTGATGGAGCTGCTTTACAACCGTACCACAAGTGAAGTTTGTATCCATATTCGTTACCTTTTGTATCATTACCAAGGATTGATTTGAATGCGAATCCAAATGGGCGACGGTTTTGTTGGTGAGCAACAGCACCTTTAACGATTGATTTCATACCATCACATTCGTCGAACTCTTCAGGAGAGCTGAACGCTTCGATAGTACCTTCAAAGTTTTCAGCACCAGTAAGAGACAAGTATTTGATGTTGTCTGCGTATTGGTCGTTTGCTTCAGCTCCTGAAGGAGATTCGTTAGCAGCAGTGATACCGTTCCAAGCGATACCTTTAGGATATGTACCAGTTGGGTCTTGTGGGAACAATACCGCTTCAGATACACCAGTTTCATAAAAACGTTTTCCAAGTTCGTCAAACTTAAGTTTAGCCATTAGCTAATCCTCCTGTGTTAATCTTTAAAATAGTTTGATGCATATTATCGACAATAAATTCATTCTCATACACACAGTATTGGTTTTCCAAAAGTTGAGGTAAGATTGGAGTATCGACTCGTTTGTCGATTATCGTGACTTGATATACTTCGTGTGAATGATAACGAATATTGTCTGCATGCCGTTGTCTAATACCCGTTCTCTTATAAAGAATACACGGATACGTCAAAGTGGTGTTTGATGTTGGATTATAAAAGAGTTTATAATCCTCATTAGACTTCTGAATTGCTTTCATCAGAATGTCTCGGATAAGCATTCTCTTGCTCATTATAAACTCCTCCTAAATCCACAATAACTCTAGGGGCTCTACTTACATCGAAACTTTCGACTTTCCATTTCACCCCTTGGTACTCCATATAAAGCAAATTTGAAATGTGCTTCATAAAGAATTGGTCAGCGACTAATGAAATTTGGTTGGTAATGCGGATGTTGTCAATAGTAGATTTGTCGCCATTTTGATCGCGTCGGTATCTAGAACTGATCACATTTCCGCGCACTCGTTTAACAACCAATTGTGGCTCATAAACATCTGGTTCGACTTCAACATCTTTCAATCGAAAACCAGCATTACCAAAGTATTTCATTATCCACCTACTCGAGCTTCTGTTCCGCTAGCTGCAACAGTTTCAGTACGAGTGCCTTTAGCTTTAGGTTTGAAGTAAACCGCAGCTTTGGCACGAACAAGAGCACCTGAAAGACGAGTTTCAATCAAGTATTTCTGTTTATTGTAGTCGATATCGAAGTGTTCGAATGTATTAACTTCACCACCCTTGTTAGTACCGATTTGGTAGTCAGCAAGGTTAACCATGATCATTTCGTCAGGTTTCAAGAAGTTAGTTTCGACGATTTCAGAAACACCAAACAATGATGCAAGATATTCTTTAGTAGCAGGTTGTTGTCCACCGAATACCCATTGCTCGTTCTTGTTGCGGAGGAAACGAAGTTTAGTCAAGAACAAAGGATTCACGTAAAGTGATGGAGTTCCTGAACCAAGCATCTTAGTTTTCTCAGTAGCAACTGTTTCGAACAAGTCAAGAAGCATGTCTGGGTTGTAGTCAGCTTTGATTGTGTAGAAGTCTTCGTCCTTAGTAATAGGGCGGATCTTGTCTTCTTTGATCTTAGCAGCATCACCAGTAGCACGTCCGTCAGATACGAGAATTGCTTGCGCAATTTCATCGTTCAACTTAATGCGCATTTCTTGGTTGAAGAATGCAGCAACGTTCAATTGTTGGCCGATATCGATAGCATCGTCACGGTCGATTGATTGTTTTTTATAGATTGTTTGAGGGTCTGTTTTACGAGAAAGGAATGAAATGATTTGTTCTTTCTTCTCAGTTCCTTTGATGTAACCTTTCGCACGAAGTTGTTCGTCAGTAAGGTCAGACAAGTCAGTCATGATAGACTTAACAAATGCTGTTGGCACTTTAGTTACACGAGACAAGATGTGTTCTGTCGCAGTGTTTGGTGAGTAAATTACTTGTACTCCACCTTGAAGTTGGTGGTCAGGGAACAACTTGTCGATGTTGTTCATAGAGTGTTTAAGAACATCTCCACCTTCAACTTCAGCAAGAATGTTACTTAGTTTGAGACCACGGCTTTGGGCAGTTTGCATAGCTTCTGTCAACGAGTGACGGATCTCTTCGCTATTGTTTGTGTTTTGTTCAAATGCGTTGTAGTGCATCAAAGTTCCTCCATTGTCAGATTGTTCGATTTCATCATTGGAATCTTCATCTTCGTCGTCAGCTTCTTCAGCCAACTCGTCAAGAATTTCGTTTACACGAGAATCTACGGCCTCATCAAAGTCTTTGGCAACAGATGCTTCGTGTGCTTCAAGGGCAGCATTAGCTGCAGCTTCAGTCAAGATAGCAACTGCTTCTTGTTGATCTTCGTTCAAAGTTCCTAAAACTTCATCAAGAACTTCGCTCTCAGTGCCTTCGTCAGCGTGCTGGATACGATCGAATAAACTTACACGATCATTACCAACTAAGACGTCGCTTGCTGAGTGAATAAGTTCGTTACTTTCCATTAAAATAACTTCTCCTTCTTCTGGATTATCCGAGTGTTGTAACACTTCGGTAATAACCGCTCCGGGATTTGCTCCCGCAAGCACTAGCGATACTTCATAGATGTTACCATGAATTACGTCATTTGCTGGAGTCCGCTTAATACGGTTAGCCCCAATAGACATATGCATGATATCACCATGTTGTACAAGTTCCTTGGCGTTTCTGGCATTTTGGGTATTATTAAAATATCCTCGTCCATAAACCCCTTCATCCGCATGTTGTAGCTCAACATGTCCAATGATGTTTTCAGGAGTGCTCGGGTCGTGTGACCAAACCAGAGGCACTGTCTTTCCATCATTTTCTCTGAAGGCTCCATGACGGATGGTGACACCGTCTGTACAACGCATGTCGTTTCGGGTTACGTAACCCGCGAAATCATACTTAGGATGTTTTCCCATTATACGATTAACCTCCATCAATTATTTGCCGCCATTTTGAATGTAATCAAGGTATTGTTGATAGCCGTCTGGATCCATTTGTTCAGGATCGAAACCTTGACCTTCTTCAGGGGACGCGACCGACCCAGGTACAGAAACATCTTGATTATTATCAGCAATGTTTGGATTATACAATTGATCCGCCATAGGATCGGAAATTGGACCATAACCAATAACCGCACGAAACTCATTTGAGGTGAGAATACGGTTACGAAGTAATGAATCCCCGATTGTGGCAAGCTGGCTCGTAGGAACAAGCTTGAATGGATCGTTGTAAGTCACAATACGGTGACCTTGTGTATAACCTGTCTTGGTGATAAATTTTCTTTGGAATTCTTCTTGAATACGAGTAACAATCGGATCGATCGTACGAGTATAATAGTTTTGCATTTGCTCTGCATTAGCAGTTCCGTCAAATACAGCTTTTGTCAAACCAATTTGTGAAAGTAATTCCTCCGTTAAGTATTTGATCTCTTCCATAAGGTTGGTGTTGATCGGTCTATTTAACTGAGTAATCTTTTCGTCGGCGGCAACATATGCAATACCAGTCGAAGATTTAGATAGCTGTTCTTCAATATCTTGAATACGAGCGTCGGCTTCTTTACGCTTGATGTCATTACGGACAGGAACTGGTAATTGTAGAATCATGTTCCACTTATTAGCGATAAGTTCTCTGTCATGAGCATCCAAAACAGCTAGCTTCTGTAACAAACGAGACATCGTTGGGTTTTCGGCACCTACGATGTTTGCCAAAGGATTCTCGATAATCGCACACATTTTCTTAGGAACGATGATCTCTGAGAAGTCTCCTTTTTCCTCGTTATAAATTTTAACACGTACTTTTGTAGGATACCATTCCAAAATCTTACCAACACGCATTGACTTGATGTCGTACGAGTCGGATTTAGATGGATCTACAGTTGCTTCCAATGGGACTGCCGCGACTACTCCATCGTCAAATAGCGAATACACTAAATCATGGAAGAAGTCGGTAGATGATTGATCGAGGTTCATCTCGACATCAAACAGTCGTTGTAACGCCGAAGTCTTCTGCACCTCTTGGTTTTCACCATCAGGAGCTAACTTGACGTGTTGGAATTTAACCATAGCAGCATCCATAGCAATACGGTTAAAGATCATTGATGCGATCGACGAACGACTAAAGGAACGACCCGGAATAGAAGTGTTAGGACTCAATGCACGGGGTTCCAAAGACAATTGAAAGGGTTCGTCAGTCTCAACAAGATTTGAGGAGGATTGTGTTCGTGAAAACATAGCCCAAGCATGAGTCAATCCATCGGTAAAAATACTCATATTGGCCTCTCTAAGCCGCGTATAGATCCATGTTGCGTTTAAACGCTACCCATGCGTCGATCAGTGCGGCTACGTTATCGATCTTTTCATCAGATCTTCGTTTAGATAACTTGTAGTTACCATTATTATCCTGAATAGCAACAGCATTACCCATTGCAAACTTCATAAGTTCTTCGTCGAATATTAACTGTCTTTCCATAGCCAAGTTCTTCAACTCGCCCATAGGTACAGATTCCGTACGAGCCCCTTGGATAATCTTCTCTACGCCATACTCACCATTATCTCTAGACCAACGCTCAACAAACTCTCGAGCATTATATGGGTCGAAACCAAATGAGTAAACGACGTAGTTGTGTCTATAAATAAAGTTTGTTAGATCGTCATATACCTTATTCATATCCAATACAACGTCAGGCATGACAATAAGTGTACCTTCATCAATGAATGTATCGTACTTATTGCGCATTGCCGATGTGAGCTTCTTAAGTTTTGACTCACATACATAAGATCTGGTCTTAACGCCAAATCTACCTCGACCCAATGGGAATAAGAACGTAAACGCACAGAAGTCGTCACCTTGTGAAAGGTCTCCTCCCATTGCGCATTCCAATCCATCGAAGTTCTGAGGTCTATGAGGAATGGTCTCTTCGTAAACAAAGAAGTAAGTGTATCCCTCGACCGGTATTCCAAAACGTTTAGCCAAAGTATCGGCACGAGTTGATGGTTGAGTCTCTGCTCGTTCTACTTCTCGTCGATATGTCTCATAGCTAACAGTTGCTCCCAGGTTTGGATTGGCCTTAAGCCATGTTTCTGGGTGTGCCACCTCACGAACATCGTCTAATCGGTAGTACCAAATAGACACATGAGGGTTGAAGTACCGACCTTCTAGTATGTCAGTTAGCTCCATTTTGATTGTATCACCAACACCGTCCCGGGCAGTACCCTCTGACGACGTGGCTATGATTAGGTAGTTGTCATTCTTAGATGCACCCTGTTCGATCGCACCGATAACATTATCGCGAACTTCACCGGATAACCATTCATCCACCGCTGCATACTTACAACGCAATCCTTGAAGTTTATCGACCGACATTGGGCGAATCTCTAACAAACTGTTTGTTGCGAAATTCTCCACACCTTTCTTGGTTGATGCTAGCAACTGTTTCTGGGTGAGATTCCCAGTCATCTTAGATCCTTGAACCATATACCGAATCATAGGACCTTTTGCTCGACTCAAAGCCGTTCTAAACGGACCCATAATTTCTTCGGCCTGTTTCATTGTAGGGGCACAGACGATTTGGTGTGTTGTGGCTGTATCTATAAGTAACATGTATGCTTGCATGTACGTAGAATACATTGATTTCGCAGCTCCCCGTCCGACAATTAAGAATTGTTTATTGACAAGTCGCTTAAATTTTGATTTTATCTCCCATTTACCGAGTTTAGGGTTGTACACCTTATCCTCCGAGACATAAAACCATGCGAGGGCACATTCGGCCCAGAGTTTAAACGACGGCAGAAGAGTTACGTCACTACCGTCGGTGAGGGTCATCTCATTTTCGCAAAATCTTACAAAGCCCTCAATCGCTTTACTATCATAGTAATAATCCGGCGACTCGATTAAGAAATCGATACGGTTCATTTCCAGTGATACCATCCGATTGACCGGAATTTCACCTCTAAGAACTTGCTCCTTAAACTTCATGTACTCTTCCGGATATGCTTTGTTAGAAAGTACCAAAAATTAACTCCCTTACTTAATTCTTCTTTTTACCGCCCGTTACGTTATTAAATCCATAATCAATAGATTTCTTAACAGTACTTTGAGTAGCGGAACCAACAACCGTTTTAGCGATATCACGGAAGAAGCTGTCTTTATTAGCAGGCTTCATAGTAACTTGAGCGCTACGTTTGATTTGTTCTGCAAAGTCGTTTTCTAACCGCAATCTTTCAGTTGCTCGACGAATATCTTTATCGGTCATTGAAGCCCGGTTCTGATATTTCTTTTTCCATTTGGCAGAAGTTTTAGCCGAATTTTTAGCTCGACGTCGAGCTCTAGTTTTAGCGCTTCGGCTCTTTCTAAAACCCCACTTCATACCTTTGATTCCAAAGTGTTCGATAAAATCGGAAGAAGAATCTACTGAAACCAAATCATTCTGGTTTTGCATTGTATACCTCCTTCTGAATAATAATCCTATGCGACAAATTGTTTAAACTTGTCGTTAAGGTTGTTAATACAGAACCCGTTGGAGGATCGAATACAATTCTCACAGAGATATAGATAAATTGTTTAACCAATCTCAATAAATGTTTATCGGACGAATGTAACAATTCTTCCCATTGGGTTTCTTTTGTCACTTCGACTTCCGGGTGAACATTTGTAAGTTGTGATAATGTACCTAATGCTCCATCGATCTCTAAAAGTAATCTAGAGTCGAATCCTGTATCTTCTTCGGAGGCAAAATCCAATGTTGTTTTAACATCGTCTAAGATTTTAGACATATACTTACCTCACCATAATTTTGTATCTCCTGGTTGGCGTTCGACAAGTATGGTTTGGGATCTATCGCCGTAGTGAATTATGTTATGAGTGTTTCTAGAAGTTGTTATTAGAAGATCTGGGTTAAGTAAGATATCTTCTCGCCATTCCAATATGTCGTCCTCTTCAAGAGGAATCATATGGTGAACGATGATATCTTGCTTATTAGGTATTTGAATACCTGGTACTCCAAGATCGTATCCTAGATCTCGCGCTATGATTTCTTCTCGTAGATCACGCCAAATCCGAGACTTGTAGAATGGATTTGACATGTGTCTTGGTGATCTATACCCTCGTTTGAATAACGATAGGTAATTGAGTCGATCTCCAAAGCTGTCTAAGGTTAATAGTTTCTTGTATGAAAGATCTTCAAACATACTTCTGTCACGCATCACAATTCCTCTGACGGCATATAGCCACGGATAGCATTGATAACTTCCTGACTATCACCCTTTCCTTTTACTTCGCTATCGATTAATGAGACCCGAGAACTATCCAATTTGTTCTTGGTTCTCAAACTCTCCAACTGGAGTTCATTCTCGACGGTACCGTACTTGAGTAACGCGTTTAACGTACTTGGCGCGATAGTACCATTGTCGAGTTGTCTTTCTGCCAGATCGAACGCCTTTTTTGTTAGTTTTAGCATTCTTCCTTCTGGTGTTAAAGCTTGACGGATGTCGTCCGTTTCATTTCGTCTTCGGGGCATTGTTAGACACCTCCGAATTTGGCTTCACTTCACCCTGAAGTCTACGCAAAGCTTGGACAGCGTTCTCGATATAATCTTCTGCTTGAGATAATGATAAATTGATACCAACCTCATTTGCAAAGTTTGTTAACTTACCAAGAGCTTCTTGTTTCTTAGCTTCATTTGCGATACCTAAGGAATCAAGTGAAGACACGATGATCATAGCACGATCCGCAAGAGTCAAAACTTTCTTATTGTTAGTCAACGTACCAATGTATTTAACCAATTGAACAACAATCGGTAAAATTACACTTAGTGCGACTAACAAATTAATTACGTTTTCTAGCATTGCGTTTTCCTTCTTCCTTGATATTATTCTCGTCAACATAATCGTTAACTATACGACTAACATATGAGTTACCGCCTTTTTGTGAGTAGGTATCGTACATATGCAATATCTCATTGTTGGATAGACGCCCAGAATGGATCCCTGTGATGATTTGTAATCGTAAGAAATCCAATTCTTGAGTCTTTCGCATCTCCTCAAAGCTTATAGCTAATGCTGTAATAGAATTTTTGATCCCTTCAATCTCTTCATTCTGTTTGGCTTCGAGTTTAGCCCATAACTTTTTAAAAGCTCTGGTCGCAAAACCTATGATAGACGCTCCAACACCGAAGTATAGCCCAATCTGAGACAGAACTTCAGGAGATAGTAGCCACTTTAGTAGACCTACGATGTGGTCATGTACTTCTGCGTGCATACTTATCTCTCTTTCCATAATAGTTACCCCATACTTCAAACCCAGTTTGAGGTTTGAAAACCACTCCGGGGAAATTT